AAGACCCATACAGAAGCTCTTCAATATAAATTGAGGAGAAGATATACATGAAAGTGTTATATAAGGGCAATGATATTACGTCATTGGTTAATCTCATGATAGATGAGTACAATGACAGATATCACCTTGAAGCATTCAAAGATTCTGGCGCATGCGAAAGATACGCTTGGATTAGAGAATCTGCTATCAATGCTGCCAAAGACATAACCGACCTTATGTATAATTAAGTTATACACCCATTCCATCAAAATGTATAGCTTATCTTCTTCCACTCATGGTTGTATGGGGACCATGGGTTTATTTTTTGTCAATAAAAAAATAAAACACCAAACCTATCAAGGCTTGGTGTTCTTGAACTCTACCACTTGTTTCAATCCTGGTCTTTGTAGCCAAGCGGTTATATCAGCCATTCTCTTATTCAGTATTTTCCGTACTTCATCATGTATAGTCTTATCATTCATAGGAACTTCGGTACATGATGTAGCATACTTAAGAAAGATCTTTCTCTTAGAAGTATAGTAGTATCTAAGAGTCTGAAAACCAGTATCTACAAAGTCAAAGTATCTCGTATTATCTCCTCTAGTTCTACCAAGGGTTTGTTGAGTCAATACAGGAGACTTGAATGGTTCATCTAATACAAACGTATTGGATAGACCATGAATATCCATGGCAGTACCAGCAGACTTTGTTGTACTCAATATGATCTTATTCTCCAACTGCTTTCTTTTTTCTTCTTTAGGAACCAGAGAGGAGAATATACCAACAGACACCTCAGGATAATAGAAATGTAACCAATTATACGTCATCTGTATAGCATAGTTGGTTCCTATGTAGATAAGGGATTTACCATTATCTGGGGTCTTGTTCAAAGCTATATCCATTACTATATGGAGGAGTTGATAGTATACTGGTTTGGCAACTAGATAGTTTGCATACCATATCAGATTGAACCCATAAGCATTTCTAGATGCATCACTCTCCATAGGAGTTGGATGACTATTGAACTGAATTGCTATATATTGGGTATGTGGATCTTTATCCTCATTGAACAGGTTGATCTTCGGTATGTTCTTATAGGATAGCTGATAGATCTTGTTCTCATTCATATCCGATCTAGCAGGAGTTGCTGTGAGATAGAATGTCTTCCATGTATCTGAGAAGAAGTCTATCATAGAGATAGAGTCTATATACAGATGGGCTTCATCAAAGATCTTAATACCACATCTAAGCTTGATAAACAGTTCTCTCAGTGCAGGATATCCATACTTATTAGCATATGAGCTCAATGTATCATGAGAACAGAGATAGTACTTTATCCTAGTATGATTGGTCATACCATTCATAAGCTTGGCTATAGAAGCAGAGCCTGCTATGATATATACCTCATTGGGTCTACAATCTGTATATTCGAGTATTCTCTCTTTCCACTGATTGATCAACTCTAATGAGTTTGCTATCATCATAGTCTTTACACCAAAGATGGCGGATACTATGATAGCCAAGAAGGTTTTACCCTTACCAGTATTCAGATTAAGGAACAATTGAGAAGCTCTTCTATTTCCCTCATACTTTCCTTGACCAACACAGAAGTCTACAGCCTCTTCTTGTGTTTCATCTCTAGGAAGATACTTGATTTTCACATGCATCTTATCATAGGGGTCTGATTGTACTTTATGAAAGATATCTTCTCCAAAGGCTCTTGTAACGTAGAAGAAGTCTATACCTGATGGGAGGTATAGATCTTTGTTATCTTTATCGTAGTAGATACCTTTGAAGTAGTACTTGTGGTATAGTTTATCGTAAAGGGAGAATAACCTCTCTAATCTAGGTTCATCTCCCATATCATAGTTGTGGATAATGATACAAGTCTTACGGACTTCTATCTTATTATACACCTTATTGGTATCATACATCGTATACTCTCCCTAATATCTCTAATGATGTATCCCTTACTTTATGGGTATGGTATAGAATAGATTATGTATAGCTGATAAGATAGCTATAGAGATAATCACATATACTAGAATCGTTATGGTTATTAGAATACCAGGACGTTCTTGTATAACTTTATCGAACTCTGAGTTGCATATCAAGGTAAACAGCAGATCTGCTATATGGAATAGCATAAACATCAAACCTATTGCAAATATAATAGTCAGTATTGACTCTCTGTTCATCATACTCTATACCTCCCTCTTCTTACAGATATATAGTATACGATCTAGTTACTGAATACACTCTGTATGGATATGAAGATTATCATGGCAATCGTTATGTAGAATATCATACTCATAAAGATTATCATGGCAGCATGGATGTCTGATATACCAAGTACAGTCTTATTCTCCAATAAGTCTTCTACGAATGTATTGAGTATTCTAAGTATGGCTCCTAATATAAGTACACACAGTATGGCTAGTAAAAGTGCAAGACCTACATGCATTGCTACACACCCCCTTTATAATAAGTTACAAAAAAGATCTACATAGGTAGATCTTTCTTATACGAAGACTTCTCTACCATTATTAGAATGATATTGAAAGTCCTCATATGATTAGATAAAGAACAATGCTGCGAAACCAGCAATTGAAGCACCAAGACCAACAACCACCAGAATCTCTGTGACAATATTCAGTTTGAGATCAATCTCAGCAAGCTTGGGAGCAATGGCATTGTCTACAAGACCATAAGCCGCTGCAATAGATGCCATTCCCATCCATTTGGGAAGGTCTTTTGTGCCCAAAGCAATGACACCGATTTCACTCAGTATCGCAAACATCAGGAACAATGCAACTGTGCCAACCCAATGAGCGACACTGTTCTTGGTGATGAGCTTCATGATGTAGTATGCAAATACTGCATCACAGATGTAGAACAGATAGAAAACAGCTGAATCCGACGACATGATTAAAACCCCTTTTCTTTAATAGATAGAACCTAGGCTTATCCTAGAACAGAAACTAAATGATGATGGAACCGTGCCAATACCCATAGTGAGATAATGAGATAGATATATCCCTCCGCTATAAGTAATGGCAGTTTGTGAAAGTCACATCTGTCATACAGACCTTTGACTTTCAATACAAGCAGTAAAGCTGCTGGAACAGCAACAGTTGCCAAGTGGGCCATCCCTGTTGTATTGATGAATGCAATGTCGTATGTCATATAGGTGAGCAAACCTACAGATGCGACTACGGGGATATTGCTCAAAGTGCTTTCCTTGAGTTCATCCCATTTTGTGATAACTGCTATGGCGCTTATATTAGCAAGTACCATGACAGCTATCAAAATAATGCCTGTTATGAGATCCATAGTTTAAACCCCTTTCTCCTTTTTATTTTGAATCTCTATTCAGGTCTATAGTATATAACTATCATATCGAACTATTACAAAAAAGAAATCTCTCTATGGGAAGGTATCCCATAGAGAGCAAGTAGTGGTTATCTTAGTCTAGTTCTGTCTTCTCTTGATTCTTGAGCTTCTCAAGAAGAGCTTTAACATTCTTAGGTCTAGGACCATCATGATCCTTGATGAATAGAACTGGAGACTCTCCAGGTTGAATAGTAGACTGATTGGTCTCATCCCATATCTCATGATCTGCATTGAGGAACTTCTTAGGCTGTCTCAAGAAGAATGGATCAAAGATAGAGGGTTGTATCTTTCTAAACGACATTGGAGAATACAATGTCTTTGCAAGTTTCTGATAGAGCAGAGTGATAGCAATGGATGGATTATCCGTCAATGCTTCATTCAGTGTAAGAATCTCATACTCTTCATCTGGATTCAACCAGTTAGGCTTCTCTAACCTATTATGAGCAGATACTACCTGATTAGCCAAGATGACTTCCAGATGGATACTCATACAATGAATACCACCCTTCTTGACTATAGCCAAGAGTTTCTCTAAGAGATGATCCTTACTATAAGACTTCGTTACCTCTTTCTTATTGACAAGATCGATGAACACATCAAGGTTCTTACCAATATCATTGTTCTGCACTTTGATATAGAACAAGGTCTTATCTTCAAGCATAGAGAATGGAACTACTATAGATTCATCATCCTCTGTTTCATCCTCTTTATTCTTCTTACTGAAGATCTCTCTGATAACTTCTACTAAGTCTGTAGCAAGATACATCTTAGCTTCTGCGCTATCAGGATCTGGTTCTGATCCAATATGAATCAGTTCCCCAGATGGAGTCATTACATCAAAGCTTGTAAGGAACTCATTATAGAATGGACCTTCATCATCTAATGAATGGGCATCATTAGAATAGAAGCTATGCTGGAAGAACTCATCATCATTCTCCAACTGAATCTCTTCTGGGTTGATCACAATGGAGAATCCCTCCATTGCTTCTGATGTAGCTTCCATTAGTTTGATAGAGTTGGTTTCTACTCCAAAATACTGTTTGAAGTTACCATTCCATCTGATTACATCAATCAATGTCTCTAAGAGATGCTTAGCAGACAGTCTCTTCTGTATATACTGAGAGGAGATCAACTCAGTTGCTATACGACCAATATTGATATCCTTATTGGTATGAGCAAGTAATCCATAACAGTGGTAGCATACCCCTTGTCCTTGAGCCATAGAAGCACAAGTAATAGGACTTCTCAGATAGATATATTTACCAATGAGGAATTGACTCTTCTCATCGATGATATACTCCTGCCCATTGGGAACCAATCGATAGTATCTATCTATTAGTCGTTTCAATACATCCTTGTTCTCTATAAGGATATACATGAAGTTCTTAGTACCACAATCATAGTCTGGATCTGGATGTAAGAAGGAGTTGATATTGTTCAACCCTAAGATACGAGAGAATCCACCAGATTCTCCAACATTCTTCTTGGAGATAATCTGAGCAACACGAGATGATCCAGAATCAATCAGCTGATATACAGGGTTGTTCAATCCACCATTGATATATGAGTGGTTGATGATCTCATGGTAGATACTTCCTTGACCATCTGGCTTGGTACCAATACTATAATGGTTCTCTTTATACTGTCGTATATTGATACCCTCTTTAGCAGCAAATGGGTTACGTAAGCAATGCTCATATCCCATGATACTCTTAGAATCCATGATGATATCTATTGCTTTATGGACGATATCCATACCAGCGTCTTTTACATTCTCAATCGGAACTCCAGAGAGATCACAATGGATAAGCTGTTCAAACTCAGGAGATGCTGCCATGAGATCTATATCATCTTCCAGATTAAGAGTATTGAGAAGGTAATAAGAGAAGTGATCTATATCTACAAACATGCATAGCATATCTGCAATGACATTGTTCAACGTCTTGTTGTCTATTTTAAGCCTGTTAGGCATGATTACGAACTTATCTACGTAATCTTTTACATCATCTGCTGTAATAGTGTCTTTGATCAATACATGATAAGGTTGAAGTTTGTCTCCTAATGCCACCAATGGATGCCAAAGAATGACGTTAAAATACAGATCTGGTACAGTGATTCTCATAGTGGGAATCTTCTTAGAATCAAACTTGAGTGTTACCATACACTTCTGTACTTGATCTAATTCTATACCATCTTTCATGATATTGAGTAACCCATTATAGTGTGCATGCCAATCTGATAGAGTAAGGTTAGATACATCAACAGTTACAGGCTTATTCTGTGCTATTGGGGCATACATGAAGTAGTTTCTCAAATTCTCCAACATTCTCTTGTTCTCCTTTTATAGTTTCCCCTTAGTTGTCCTAATTTGCCCATACATGGGACAATTTAATACTTTGTATCACATCCTTTACAATTCTATAGTGTATAACTCTAGATAAGAATAGGGGAGTACTCATATGAGTACTCCCTTGTATATTATCTCACTCTAGTATATACAGTAGGAGTCCAGAAGTAGTACATCTTAGACGTTGTGCCATCTTCTATGAATGACCTAGTAAGAACTCTTGTCTTGTGCTGGTTCTTTAATACCCATTCATTAGATTCATAATGGTATAAGTTGGCAGACTCTGTATTGTACACATACGATACCAACTCTGGCTTCTTCTTAGTAGACTCATCACTATTTCTACAGAGTGCTAGTTTAACACACATATCTGCAGCGATGATTCTACTGTTATCCTTATCTACTTTGAGATTCTGCCCATAAGAACCAGTCTCATAGGCATAGAATATACCTCCACCTTGAGGACCATCGTCTCCCTCTCCAGATATGAGTTTGTCTACTTTGGTGGTAAACTCAGTAGCTTTGGCTGTGGCTAGATCTTTCAGGGTGGTTATATTATCATTAGTCTTAGATATAGCATCTTTTATACTTTGCTCTGCATAAGATTCCATCTTCTTTAGTTCTTTATTAGCAGCTTCAGAGTAAGCTCCAGCTTCTTTAAACTTAGTTTGCAATGAAGGAGATAGAAGCTCCCATCGTATCTTTTGTTCTACGATATACATTCTCTATCTCCTTTCTTACAGTATATAGGTACCAGTTCCAATACCAGGTTTGATATAGTATACAAGCCTATTCAGTTTCTTATTGTATAAGAACGTATGAGGAGTAAGATACTTGCTTATATCTCCTACAGGTTTCCATTTGTTGGTGGCAGAGTTATAATCATAAGCTTTGCCATTATCTAATCGATAGATCAAACCATCACCAAAGACATACTGCTGCTTGTCTATCTTAAACTTAGTTTTATTAGCTCTGGTCACAAATCCCATACGAGATGTATTTCTAAGCATAGTCTTTACGTTATCATACATCTCTTGAGACCAAGAACCTGGCTTGGATTCAGGTATAGAAAATCTAAAGGTCAATGTGGGATCATCTTCAGTTATCTCTGCTTGTCTTGGAGACATAGGAGTTGACCTACACTCTAAAGAATCATAGTTCTTAACCACTGTGATATAGGCTATTGGATTATCTACAGCAAGTTTGTAGCCTCCAATCTGGCTCATATTGTTTATAAAGTACTGAGTACTATTTCCCATATCATATATGAAACCCCACCAAAAGATAGTACTGAAACGGCTTGGATTGATATCATCTGTCAGCTTACTTCCAGGATCACCATATACTCCAGCAGCTCTAACTACTGACAGAGTATGTTCAACACCATTCTTGTCCTTCATATATCCTACTACTACACCAAAGCTATTACTATCTTTACCGGTATCACATCTTAATCGCATCATCCAAGATGTAGGTCCATCATATGGTATAATAAGCCCAGCAGTAGGGAAGGAGTTTACAGTACATTCTAACTCTTTAGTATCCTCTTTATATACCCAAGCACCCTTAGTCTTATCAGTAAACTGAGTAAAGTTAGGATTGTCCAGATTCTGTCCATCTACTCCAGTATGATCACAATTTACGATATCTATCCTAGCAGTAGTTTCGCTATTGAAGTGTGCATATCTATACCAAGTATCAAATACCTCTTTGAGCCCATCTTTGGTAGTTTGACTCATAGTATCAAATTCTGATTGATTGGTACAGATCTTTACCTCTTCAAAGCCATCATGGGGAAAGATCTCTTTCTCACTATTACCTTTTACTTTAGCATACTGACTATAGAATCCACCAGTTATAGCAGAAGTAGTCCCTTCTTTGGTAAAGTCATACTTAGTACCATCTGATGCGTTGGGAACAGTGGGTATAGTAGACACTTTCTTCTTTATCTCAGAGAACTTGGTTTCTACCTCTTTGATGGTAGCATCTATACTGTTATTCTGTTCAGTGATCTGAGGAGAGTAAGAGTCTATAGTCTCTTTAATCTTCTCTAATCTTTCTTTCAATCCCTCAGCATTAACAGAGAATTCTCCTACTAGAGACTGCAATGATGGGGATAAGTTTTCATATCTAACTTTTCTATTCAGATCAAACATGTCTATCCTCCATCATCTCACTTACCAAACGTTTCCATGCCTGTCCACAATCTAAGATGAAGCTCTCCACTTAATAAATATTCATCTTTAATAGGGGTTGTGTTTGGCACATTAGTTGGTAATAGATAGGATATAGAACTATTTCTGGGATCAAATTCTATATTGCGGCTATTAATATACTCAAATTCATCCATATACCATATCATATACTTTACAGTTGGGTCGATTCTACGTGTAGATTTCCCATATTTAAAGTCTATAACATTTCTCTCTGGTATATACTCACTATATCCAGGTTCATTGAAGTAGTTCTTGGTAAGCTGATCAATATATTTTTTCCTAAACCCGGTATCTCCAGGAGATACAAGGTCTAGATCTACTTCGTTTCTACCAAATATACCAGATATAGAATAGTCATATATAGAGTGTATATCATACATGTCGTTATATCTTCCTATATTTAGTGCCAGGTTAATATTAGGGCGTTGTATTTTCAGTATATCATTTGGTGTTATCTGTTTATTGCCCATAATAAGTGGAGCACTAGTAATAGTTAGAAAATGTGGGCTCAATACATTATTTTGTAGATCTGACATAAACTTTATGTTGAAATCTTTCTGGTATATAACATAAGATACCGCACTATCTAATATATTATTATACCTACCAGATACAAGATCATCATAAGATATAGTCATAGTTCTTGACGGAACAGGATTTATAGCTTTCGTAGAGTATGGTGGAAATGTTAGGTCCTTGAAGTTAAATATATTCTTGTCGAAGATGTTTACTGTAAGCTTGGGGATATATAGGTCTGATGGGCTGCTATTGGCCTCATTCATAAACTTCTGATCAAGGTTTATAAGTACATCTTGGCCATACCCAGTCTTAATGATACGATTAAGTTTACTCTTATACACCCCGATTACAGATCCGCCAAGATATCGCCTGTTTTGATCAGTATTGGATTCTCTGCGCATATATAATTTAGGATATATCAAGAATTTTCCTATATCTACAAAGTCTCCTTCATTTCTTCTAAGAGTTCCTTTTGTTGGAAGTGTATTACTTACAGGAGGTTTTGGTGGCTTAATAGGAGTGGTTACTTCTGGCATTAGTAGAGAGGGATCATACTTGATATCTCCTATATTGCCTATAATCTTTCCTATATCTTCTATACCAGTATTGACTAGTCTGTTTATAAGGGTCCACTTACCATTAAAGCAGTAGAAGTATAAGTTCTTAGTCAGTGGATTCAAATAGAGGCTTCTATTAGTAAGATACTTGGAGAAGTACTCTGTTATCTTATCTTGGTCTTCTATATCTTGCCAAGTTGTTCCATTGTAGATAAGAAGCTTTCTCTTATCTAGATCAAAGACCGCTTGTACTCTCTTAGGGTTTGCCCCATAATTCTCCGCTATCTTATTAGGAGTTAGAGCAGTAAGCTGATTCTTCTCTTGAGTGGAGATATTGCTATATACTAGTATAACATCAAACCCATTATCTCCGAATAGGGTCTTATTACTAGGATCTACCTTTCCGAATTGACCACTTTCTCCACTCATCAGTTTAGCAGTAGTTTGACCAGAAGCAGACTTTAGGTTATTAGTGATCTCTTTCTTCTTCTGCTCTATAACTACACTAGTTTCACTAGATTCTGTAGTTATCTTTGTCTTGAGTGTATCTATCTTAGTACCTATAGTACTTGTACTGCTATCTACTAGAGAAGTGATAGTCTTCTTTGCTCCTTCTATGAGTTTTTGTAGCTCTGATACTCCTGCAGTTGCTGCGGTGAGTCTATCTTGAAGGCTCTTAGATAACTGCTCATAAGTAACCTTATGCTCTGGATTAAATACCATCACACGTACCTCCCTCTTAAATTTACTCTATTGTCGTACTACAAAAAATAATAGGGCAACTGGTATAAGACCAGTTGCCTAATCATCATCTTCATTACTTCTTATTCTAGTAAACCGTATAGGAGTTTTTAGATTGAGTGTGATTGCCTTGATATAGAAGAACACATCTGGCATTCTCTTTCTAAACCCAGGATCTCCATGGACCCATGTTTTACTCTTTATGAAGAAACTATAGTTCTTCTTATCTATAGCCTTATCTCCTGGAAGATAATGAGTCTTAGGCTTCATTTTCTTTAAGTTATTAGTGGTTCTCTCAAACTTCACTAATCTGATCTTTAAGCAATGGATACATCCATCACATGGTGAGGCATAAGATGATATATACAACCCATAGTCGTATACATACAAGCATGGGATATGCATCTCACTCTTGTTTATATACTTATTGTAAGACAAAGATGTTATGTACTTGATATACTTAGCCATATACCTTATAATCAGATCTACAGATATGCCTCTAGATGACATAGCAAAGCCATTTAGACGAGCTTCTAGATTATCGAATAGATTGCCTACAACTACTTCTTCATCTTCGATATCTGTTAACCCACCACGTAGTAGAGATATACCATCTCTATCTATATCTGGTATATTGTTCTCATATATCAGTGCCATAATACACCTCCTTTCTTTACAACTTCTCTTCTATCTTCTCCATACTCTCCCCATAGAGTGTTATAGGCCTGATAAGTCTTAGACGGAATCCCCTCTTCTCTGGACGGATATCTCTATAGCTATAATCAAATCCAGAGAAGCAGTCTGAGCTCTTAACACCACCAAACCCAAGATCTGGGGTTATAGCTGTTGGCGCTATAGGCTTCCTATACTTGTTTATTGCTTCTATAAGATCATCTACATGAATATCTTCAGATGTTGAGATCTCCATACCAATGACTCCTGTACAAGAAGCATGTTTAGGACAGATAAACAAGGAGGTCAATTCTGCCGTATAGCTGTCAGTGAGAGTTAAGATATGTCTATGGGTGTAATAGCTTATGTCAGCAGCCATTATCGGATTAGCATTTAGTGTAGTACTAATATTAGCATGCTTGTACTGCTTGATCTTAGATCCCGCAAATGCGTGATCATACTGTCCATACATGAGATTCAGTACATATTCTAACTCCTTCTTATTCTTCTTTAGCATAAGCTCCTTAGTAAAGGTATTAGCTATAGAATGCATAGTATTGAAGTAGTTGTATAGTAGACTAAATATATCATCATACAATACACCATCTTCTGGCTCTTTGTCTATGGTAGGCATCTCCCACTTGCTAGATATCTGCATACCCAATTTTATCCTACGCAGATTGTACCGTATAGGCCTAGAATAGACTTTATTTCCTTTAGAATCTACTCCTCCATAGATTAACATAGCTCTTCTTCACCTCCTTATACTATTATACCCTTAGTACCATTAGCATGGATAATAACAGGGCGTTTGAACTTTATCTTGTGGAAACGTACAGCATTGTCTAACTTGGTAGGCCTCGTAGAACGTATACTTTCATCATCAGTACAAGCAATCTTACTATCACTATATGAAACATTTGTCTCATAAGTTATGCATTTAGGACGATAAGATTGCATATAGTTGCTGGTATGTTGTTCATTATACATCAACTGTATAGAATCTACAACCCTTGTTTGCCGATACCATATATCCCAATTTAATATAGTCGACGCAGTAAACGAAAAGTTATTCTCTTTGGCAACATACCTACTTACGACCATTGGCACGTCTATATAGATACGCTTTATTCGGCGAATAATGGGAAAAACATGACAGACTCTATTGGATAGTGCTGATACACTGACGGATAGATAGTTGACTCCAAGTCTCTTTCCACCATCATAGTCGCATACGTTATCATCATCTAGCTTACTAGTATCCATATAAGAAGATAAGGCATTATAGTATAGCCTATACATAGCATGTATATACTTCATATTTGCTCTTATATAGGCATCAGAAGATATACGTCTTGCTTTGTATCTATTCTTATCGGTCATTATAGCTACAAGATTAGATAGTTCTGATGCATCATAATTGTAGATAGACTCATCCTCATCATAGTCTTTATCACCATACACACTATTCATCTTAGTACCACTAAGAATGAATCTATAGTATCTATTGGTAGATCTATCTCCAATGCCGCTTTCCATCTTATATATTTCCATAGTACACCTCCTTTCCTTACACTATTCATCATCTGGATTTCTAAGAGCATAGTAATCTATACCCTTGAATGTTCTCTTCCTTAAGAATAGTGGTCTATGTAGTTTGACTTTAAAAGGCTTGATCTCCTTTTGTCTAGAAATACACTTATCCTCTTTATACAGGCGCCTTGGATCATCTTCTGCATAATACTTTGGTAATAGAAGCTTCTTTCCTACATAGGTTAGAGATTCTGATTTATGGAGTATATGAATAGAAGATACCATTATCATACATCCACTATCTTCATCTGAAATAGGATTGTGCAGTATACGTATACTATCCGTCTTATAAGACGATATAGGATTCATACCTAAATGCATAGTAATACGTCCAGTAACATCCTTCGGAACAGATATGGTATAGCTGATATAATCTAGACTTGCTGAATGCATAGTGTCTAGAATACCAGATGGCACTCTATTATACATAGACTGTGTTCTTGCATAATACTGCATAGCATCATATACACATCTTATGAGATAGCTTATAAGCTTTCTATTCTTAGAATATACGTGCATGAAGTTGAATCCATTTGCCATAGCATGTCCATTGCTACTATATCTGTCATAGAGTATGGTCTTCATGATACCAGATATAGCACCAAGATTACACATAGACTCCCCATTACGATCTGCTTCTATAGCTTCTCTCTTAACTTTGCTATGAAACATACGTATGTCAAGGGAACTAATAGCATGAGTTCTGTTATTAGTATAGACAAGTGCCATAATATATACCCCCTTCCTATTCTCTCATTAACCAGCTACGTATAAACCCACCATAGAATGGATTAGTGACTTTTAGTGGTGTATGGAGTTTGAAATTGAACTTCTTCCTGGCATTGGTCAGATAATGAATGTATTCTTTATCTTCGGTGTCTTCTGATACCATTCCAAGTATAGGTCTCTTTCCAAGCTTACCTTCATATGAAGTAACAGTAGGAGCTCCATATACAACAGTAACGGTTGCTCTTATACTGTCTATTATCAACTGTCTTCCATAGCTGGCATGCTTCTTAAACTCATCCATTGTATCCATATATCTATCATCCACAGCACCTATCTTAGCACCAAGGTTTATCCTTGGTCCATCTAGACTACTTGGATTGAATGGATACTGTGTATACCCACACATATTTGTGTAGTTATGAGGACCTATAGATTCCAATGATATAGATATCTCTGTCTCATTAGTTATTATAGCACTATCATACGAATGAGTATACTTGTAGGTGTTGACCCCATACTCTATATTAGAGAATATACCCTCTAATAGAGTACCATATGTGTATAACTCACTAAGGCAGTCATACTCTTTACTACCGAAATGATCTTCATAGTATATATAGGTATCTAGTAAAGAGTCTGCAAGTATACTGTATAGCTGCAGCATCTGTATATACTGATATACAACTCTCTTCAAGATAGCATATGAGGGGAAATAAGAACAATCTCTTGGCTCATGTAATACAGAAGCAGAATCCCATAGATCTGAATATAAAAGGTATCTATACTGATAGACTTTATCGGATATTCCCTCTATATCGTCCACAGGTAATAAGGATCTATCTCTTCTTAGTTTAGAGTAGTAGTCTCTAGAAGTAGTATAGAGTCTTCTGCTATCCTTTATATACTCTTTGTCTTTCCTTGTAAGAAACTGATTTACGTATATTTGTGCCATTTGTCTTATCTCACCTCTCTTTCTATCTATATGAGTCTATCTTCTTATAAGGCTTAACAAACCTGATAGAATGGTCTAGAATTCTAACCGGGAGAAATCTATCGAATATACATAGCCTCTTCATAGAAGACTTCTTATCATATGAGCTATTTGGATAACCCATAGCTTCTCTTCTAAGAATCTTAGGTTGTGCAAGTATATTCTTATCATCATTACATGTGATGGTGATATACGATATCATATTGTCAGTGGGGCTAGTATATATAGTATTAGTATTGGGTATTATACACAGATAGCCACGTTCCAGTGTAGAGCCACACTCTGGCCTTACTACTGATACAACAACATCTGGTTCAAACTCTAGATCGTATACATTGCTTAGATGGGCTACTTTTGTTATAAAGTGAGAGAGCATGGCATTGATACCCTTCATATGCTGTCTATACAATACGTTACGAGTAATAGCTCTAGATGTAGAATCTCTTTCATTGAGTATCGCACTAATCATCTTAGCCAAATCTATATTCCAATCAGATCTATCACTATCTTCTGGATGAAAGAACTTTATTAGAAACTCCTCCATCTTTATTACACTATATGAGCTTAAGGCTCTATACACATCGGTCTGATAGAAAGACCCATATTTGGTATTGATAGTAAAATAAGACTTGGTTCCAATACTCTCATCAGCCCTCTTACTAGTATATACCTGCATACCTACTTATCACCTCACTTATGACAAAAATATATGGAAGAGGTTTGAACCTCTTCCATATGTATCTTGTTATTTACGTACAGATTAACGAATCGGACGAGTCATGTCGAAGATCTTCGGAGTGAGCTTCATGATACGACGCTGGCTGACAACAGCATCACGACGTACACGATTGCCATACTTGCGATAGAGCTTCTGAAGAAGCTGACGCTCACGAATACGGTTCTTGCGGAGAGCCTCCCAATCGGCATCTCCCTCTTCCTTGCCCTTCTGCAGGCAGAGCAGATGGATACGACGGTTCATATCGTCATTACGATTCAGACGAACAACCGAACGCTTACCAACAACTCCAGCCTCAACAAGGTTCTGGAACTCATCAGACTCCATATACGCCTTGCGCTGCTCATCATTCATCAGATTAGCCTCGAGAATGATCATGTTCTCGAGCATGGCCTCGGTATCATGGATACCGTTCGTGCCATCATCTTCACCCTCAAATCCCTCATTAATGGGATCATCGAACGAGAACTGAGCATCCTCATCGAGGAAAGAAGTATCTTCGTTAAGGTTAACCTGTGAAGCTTTTCCAAAATACATACGTATTACCTCCTATATAGGATTTTTATTTTAGCTATAGCCTTAGTCCTGCCTATAGGGGCAGAATTTATATGTATGTTGGAGAGTCAGGTTTTAACCTGTAGAGTATATCTAATAGAATACACCCTTAACCATAGCGGTTGATGGCATACGCACTGGTTTGAACGAAAACTTATCTAATACATCTACCACACTTACAGTAGCAGCCACAGATTTATAGTCACGACTTGGTTTCATAGTAACAGCAGAAAAGTAGTCCGTTTTACTACCATAAGAACAGTGTAGAGGAATATTACATTTACCGTAATATTCTGCCAACTCCTGCTCTCTATGCCTATCGTATACCTTCGCTATACCTGCTTTGTATGTATGATACTTAGTGTTATCATCATATATTCTAAATACAGATCTAACCATATACCTTTTGTTATTCAAGTCTACACATTCTGATCTTCTATAGGTATATCTCTGATTCTGCATAGAGTAGATTTGTTTGCTATTACCAATGTTTGAGATGTGGTAATAGGAAGACTTACCAAGAGATAAGTAAGCTCTATATACCTTTTTAAGCTGTCTGTATCTGATTCTATAGTTTAAAGCCCTTGCTTCTCCACTACTAACTCCCCATAGTATAGGAGTATACCATTTGTAATATAATCCCATATATCTAGTTGATAGAGGTATATCAGGTATACCAAGTCTGATGTATTCGCTTATAATATTCATATCATCCATGAAGTGGAATACTAGCCTTAGAGTTCTTATATTTGGCATGGTCTTATCATTCAATCCATCATATATCTTGGCCATACTATTGATTACCTCCTTCCATAGATATAGTATACAACCAAACCCTTATATACTTAGATACTATAAATTTGAAAGCATAAGAAAACTACAAGTAACTTGGATATATAGAGAAGAGGAGTATATGGTATGTCTTATAATGGAGAACTCTTTGGGTTAGATTATGATATCCCAACAGGAGAGTTGATAGATAAGTATAGAGAGAATATGGTGGGGATCATGTCTAGGTTGTGTCCTAGACTACACTTATCTGAGGTAGAAGAGGCTGTAAACTATGCTATAGCAACCAGTTATGCCTCCGGAAAAGAGAAAAATACCCATGCTGTAAAGGTTCATAACAACTATACAAAGCGTACAGCAGAGATGGATATACTGTCTCTTAGTAATGATATCTTGAAGTCTAAGCCTATCATGACTACTCAAGGTGTATTGTTTGCCAGACATGGTACGAAGAAGAACCCATTCTATAACTTCATTCAGTATCTACTTGATAAGAGAGATCAGGCTAAGAAAGAGATGAAGAAGTATCCCAAGGGGTCTGAAGAGTTTAATGCATGGAACCTCAAACAGCTGAACTATAAAGTCTCTTGTAATGCACTTTATGGATGTGCTGGTCAGTGGTCTTCTATCTTCTATAACTTGTACCTCTGTACAGCAGTTACTGGTCAGGGGCGTGGATGTATATCTGCATCGATTACTATGTTTGAGGGTCTATTAGCAAATAATATGAAGTTTGCCAATCTGACAGAGGTTCTGCAGTATATAGAGCATATAGTACAAGACCAATCTAGAGAAGATATGACCAAGTTCAATGATTGGGATGTATTGGATAGGAATATTACTGTAGAGGAGTGTTTCTTAAGAATTATTGATATTTGTGGGTATGATTCTTGGGTACCATCTGATGAAGCGGTAGAGATCATATGGGATACGATCAATAACCTGAATCAGCGATGTATCAATGTTCTCTATTATAAGAATAACCTCTATAAGTTATGTGAGAATAGTAAGGTATCTAATCTGATAATGACTATGCTCACTAAGTTAGAGAAGCCATTCTTAGATCCAAATAAGGTTCCTAAAGAAATAGAGCAAGAGATGACTATGTTCAAGGACCTTATCTATGAATACTGCTACTATCGTCATCTGTGGATAGACAAACTTGAGCGAGTTTATACTATGGAGCGAGATGTTGTTCTTATAACGGATACAGATTCTTGCATCATATCTCTTGATGAATGGTATCGACGTGTACTCCCAATGACTGTGGGGGTACCTATGAATATCAAGTATACAGAGGCTGAGTTGAAAGTAGCATGTGATAGAGTTGAGATGGAATGGAGAAAGACCGAACCTCAATATGAATATGACTACTACAATGATAGCTTAGTAGAAGCCAAGAGAAGAAAGTATCCACTTCTTATCATAGAACAAGATAACTTAAGGTATTCTATAGTAGATATCATGTCTCATGTGGTATCTGAGCTGATCATGGACTACATGATTCTCTTTAGCGAGAACTACAATACTCAGACAGAGGGAAGAGAATGTCTACTGATCATGAAGAATGAGTTCTTGTTCAAGTCTCTATTCTTAACGTATGGCGCAAAGAACTATGCAGATCTACAGCTTGTCCAAGAGGGTAATATAATCCCAGAAGATAAGCAGTTAGATGTGAAGGGTATTCCTATAACCAAGATTGGTATGCCTAAGAGTACGTCTAAAGCACTTAAGGATATATTAGAATATGATATCCTTAGATCTTCATTTGTAGACCAAGTAGATATCTTTAGGAAGTTTACTGTTCTAGAGAAGCAGATCTATCAGTCTATCAAAGAGAAGAAGAAAGAGTTCCACAAGCCTGCTAGAATCAAGTCTATGGGACACTATGCAATGCCTATGAGAATACAAGGTATCAAGGCATCTGTAGCATATAATGAGATCAAAGACCATGATGATCCAGCAATCAACTTAGATGAGTTGAATACTGTCACTATCATCAAGACCAATATCAACAAGAAGAATATAAAGACTATTGTTGATGAGTATCCAGAGCAGTGTACTAAGATCATCAAGCTTATGGAACAAGAGGCATTCAAGAATGGTATAGACTCTATTGCCATTCCAGCAGATTCAGATATACCAGATTGGGTGGTTCCATTCATCGACTATAATACAATCATACAGGATAATCTGAGATCATTCCCATTGGATGAGCTTGGATTGAGCAAGAATGAGTCTAAAGATGTGACCCATACAAACATCATGAGGTTTGGTTGAGTTTTAAATCGATAGACATCCATATACTTGCAATCAATTATGGTTGTTAAGTTGAGATGATGAGTGTGAATTTTGATGGAATGGGAAGTAGGTAGAGGGCGTTCGGTGGCCCTCTACCTAACGTTTTTCTTTTTAGAGAAAGGAGTTCCTTGCTATGTCATCATGTTGTGGAGATGAGCATGTATGTAACTGCAGTACTTGCTCTAACTTTGATCCACCAACAGAAGAGGGTCTCAAGAGAATAGCAGAAGAGGAAGAGAAGTTAGTATCTGCTCCTCCTATAGATCTATTAGAGGAACTTAGAGACAGACCTCCTAAATGGATAGCAGATTTCTTGTATAGTTTCATTACCAGTGCATATGCTACTAAGCTAGAAGCTGATATATCCAATGTGTTGAAGTATGCTCCTCTTGTCTTTGATAAGAATAGAGATATAAGAGTTGATGTAGTATCTGCTCTTAGAGAAAGAGGTATAACTGCTGTAGTGAACAAATCTGATGGCAGTACTATACTAGCATTAAGATATAAAGAATCAGCATTTGAAGCTGGCAGAATAGATGTGTAGGTTAAGAGACAGAATACAAGTCCTATGGGGTAATCCCCATAGGACCTTTTAAGTATTCTTGTTGGAAAATTAAGCACACAGATAATTTGAGAAACCCCGATACAAGATCTTGGGAACAAAGAAACCTGATACAACAACGCGCGTAGGGAAAAGGACACATGTATCAGATCAAGAGGAGGCTTTATAACCATGATTGGACTCTTGCATCGGTTATTTGATGTTTAGAGCCAATACAATTTTAATTTAGATCATATACTATATCTTTGAAGAGTCCTAATAATATGAAAGAGGTGTTTCTAAACATGGCAACTATTTCGTGTAGCCAACTTGTTTCTATTGGGGGTGTGAAAGTACATATCACCCCATTTGCAGTCATGGCAGATGCAGAACGTGGGAATCCGAGCGCTGGAATCCCTCCACTCACAAAGTATCAGTTTTCTTCAATGCTCTTACACAATCTTGGATATAACCTTGTAGCAGACGATCCTAGCTGGTTGGACGTCATATATCCCGCAGAGGAGGTTGCAAAGACATCTCCGTTTGATTATCCTGTAACAGAGAACGTACTGTGGTTAAGACAGGATAAAGACACATTGTGGAACGTACTTGAGTGTATCAGAAACTGGGGACGCAATACAGTAGAACAAGGAATCATGTTAAACATCGGAGACTCGTTCAATCTTCCTGATGCTGCTACCGTACAGTACAATATTGAGAATGGTATTGCCGTCAAGAGGACGGCAGCGTTGGAGCTTACTCCAATGGCCTGGGTAACCAATGATATTTTCTCTAGAAGAAAGCATGAGCTTTGTCCTCAGGTCAATGAGGAGTATTTCCACAACTGCATTAGAAACTTTGAAGAGTATTCTAAACAGATCATTATCAGCAAGCCTTTTGTCATGTTCACTGCTGCTATGATCAATCCAGATATCGTCATGAGTATGATCAAGAATGCAGAGATGGAAGCTGCTAAGATTGTAAACAAGATGGTTGCTGGATATGCAGCATTGAGGCCAGACTTCGAGACTGCTAAAGAGTTCTATACTATCCTCACAAATAAGAACAATCATCTGATCAATGTGTTCTATAAGAGGGGAGCTAAAGGCTTTGTTGCTATGAGCCTCAATAAGAGGTATAATAGCCAGGACTTGGAAGCCTCTATGACTCTCAATAGTGACACAAGCTTGTTTACTACAGCTGTAACTGATTGGGATGAAGTAGGAGGGGCAGACAGCGATAAGTACTTCTTTGAGGTTATGAGTGCTGAACAGAGAGAAGAAGTTGTAGATAGTTTAGACTCTGAGAGTCTGATCAAAGAGATATCTGCAGCATCTAGATATATCGATCTGGATAGTATTCCTAACTATATCAAGGAAGAGCACAAGACAACAGACTCTAAAGGGAATGTTGTAGTAGAGTATGGATACAAATATGAGGCTATTCTGAAGCGTATCTGTTTCATCTATAGAAAGATTGATAGATACTATGGCGCTATGCTTGATCCGAAAGTTAAGCTCATATTCAGCAAGCCATTCTTTGTCAACAAGAACTCCTTTGCACTCTATTCTAGAAAGGATAGACTATTCATCCTTATGACTCCAGAGATAACATTCCAGATTCTTACTCCTGGAGATGCTATCAGGTATTATAAGGAGAGGCATGGAGAGAATGTAGAACTTGATCCTGATGAGATTGGTGAGTATATTCTCAAAGAACCTACACCGACACCTGATATCTCATTTGAAGGGCAAGTACAGCAGGATGCAGGATATGCACTTCCTCCCCATATCGTTCCTATGAATGAGTAGTAAAAAGTTCATATATAGTTGACCTCATATTACATGGGGTCTTAACTATGTAATGATATGAAGAGAGTAGATGATCTACTCTCTTTTTTATAAAGGGGTATGTGATGTGAGTCCATTAGAACAGAATAGATTCATGAATCAAACAGGGATGTATAACAAGATACAGGATCGTCTCATGTATCTTGGTAATAACGCTGTTCTATCTATAGTGATCATGTTGTATAGTGAGCATGAGAAGTATGGCAGAAGATACTACTATAAAGAGACTAAGTATCTAAGCAACAAGACTAATATGCCTACTAAGAAGATGAGCAGAGAGTTTGATTCGTTCTTAGTTCTAGAGAATCTGAAGCCTGTAGGGAATGTGAAAGAGTTCATTACTATACGAGGTAAAGATCTAGAACTGATGAGAATGTTCTTATTGCCCAAGCTAGAACATATCATACAGAACTTTGATAGTATCTATGAGATGAGAGATGGTAAGATGTATGTAACAGATAACATACAACCATTTGAGATTGATGTAGGTGCATCTAAGTCTCTGTTATTTGTTCCAGGCATAAGAAAGATGTACTCAGAAGAGCTGCAGCCATGTATAGACATGTATTTCAATGGCAATACTGCTAATATGGTATATCTTAGTTATGCTCAAGTGTATGAGTTCATGTATCTGATAAGAACGTTTCAGATCCATCAGTATGCAGCTACTATGTTGAATTACTTAGGCAGACCTCCTGCAGGAACCAATCTATATGACGTTACGGAATCCCAAGAGTATGATAACGTAATAGAGATGGAGAAAGGCATGCAGGGAAGAACAGTTGGTGGAAAGTTCGCCAACCAATCATATTTCGATAAGAAATCAGAAGAAAAGGATGATGAATAACATGTGGACAATGGAAACAGTAACTATTCCAAGCAAAAGAGAAGTAGACTTCTTTACAGTATCCTATACAAATGGCAGTACCGTATATATGCTTGCAATTAATGATATAAAGTTAATATTGGATGAAGAGTGCTATGAAAAGCACCTTGTTCCAATCATTAATCCCTCTGCTAAAGATGAGTTCTTTGATATACTTCCCAAAGATAAAATTCCAAGTCATATCTTTGAGGAAGATAGTAACTCTAAGAAGTGGCAAAGGTTCTTTCTCTTTGTAAATACTAAGAAAGAGCAAGTCGTATTCTACGAATCCAATACAGATAAAGAGATACTGCTTGAAGGTGATGACTACGCAAAGATCATCACATACTTCCATGACAACTTCTATACGTCATGGATCTTCAGTACTACTAATATCAATTACCAGGTAGATGGATTCAAAAGCTCTGAGTAAGAAAGATAAGGAAGAGGTCCATACCCATAGCTGGGTATGGACTGATTTCGTGTGTAAATTATGAGTTATTAGAAACTAGATCGGAGGATCTTTTTCCAAGAGGAAAATATCTGGGAGACGGAAAGGAAGTTGTCATCCCATTACTTAATGTTTTTTTGTTACATACCACCCATGTTTCCTCCACCACTCATATCATCCATGGATGGAGAAGAATCTTTAGCTACTGCAAGATTGACCTCAGTCTTATCCCTAAGCTTATTGATCTCTTCCATTGGGAGTATATCTCCTAAGTAGAACTTCATAAGCTGAGAAGTAAACTCAAGCTTAGCTTCTTCTCTAGGATCAGACCCATACATCATCTGAGTTACATTCTGGATGATATCATTAGCAGTCTGAATCATTTGAGAAGTGTTGCTCAATCTAAGCATAGAAGGTACAGGAAGCTTTACTTCTACTATATCTTCGCAATCATTCTCTGCTTGATAGATCTTTGTAAAGATAGTAGACAATATAGGAGCATACTCGGACTGTCTCTTCTGAATCATCAGCAGGAAGCGTTGGCTATTCTGTACTGCATTAGTAGCAGATTGCTCACTCTGATAGTGGTTGGTAATCATTTCAATACTAACACCAAGCTGTTCAATAGCCATCTCTTCTAGGCTATTCATAAACTCAGTTCTAACTTCAATATTCTGCCCTGGAAGTACTTCCATATTGACTGGAGACTCACCATTAGCATTCTGAGGAATGACCAGATCGTTGAATCGACCAGTGATATTGAGGATATTGTTCATATTCTCAATCTGACGCAAGTTGAAGTTAGACTGTTTGATCTGATTAATGACGTTCATCAATACAGCAGTGATGTTTGTATCAACAGACTGACGTACATGGTATACTCTCTTATCGTATCCTCTAGTAAGAATAGCAATAACGTTGGAGATATACATACAGCTGAACAGCTTAGCAGGGAATAAGCTCTTCTCTAGATCAGATATTCCTCTGCCAGTCTTTCTGTTCTTATTGAAGTAGCAATGCACTACATCATCAGGAGGAATGAAGGATACTCTAATCTTTTGGATCTTTCCATCTCCATGATCTGCATTGTACTTCAGTATAGTATAGATCTCATGGGCCAAATCTTGGTTAGCATTGATAAACTTAGCATCAATCTTCTCAGATATCTGCTGAGCTATCTTCTTCAAGACCTCTTCATTATCTGTACCAGTTCTATCCATATTCTCTCGCTCTTGAGCAGAACGTCTAGGACGAAGGCCACCAAGAGTAGAAGTGAATGTAGTCTGTGCATCAGATGGTAGTGGCTGGTCACATTCGATATAGTAATATCCTAAACAAGTACCTTTGATACTGATAGGACGAGTATATGCCCTCTCCAATATTTCTACTACACACCCAGGAATGTTGACCTGACTATTTCTAGATCCTCTGCTTGTAGAGGTAAATCCATCGCCTGCTGGACCCTCAAGAGATCCTTTGACAAATTTCTTGAAATCTTTGTCAATATTTTTCATGTAGTCAGAATTACGCACTAAACCGTAGTTTAATTTAGGCGCACCCGCCTCATTCAGAGAGGCCGTTTCTTCCAAAATGCGAATTATTCGGCTTTGCTCTGTGAGGATACTGGGGATGACCCCAGAAGTGTTAATTTCGACCTTTATTGAAGAATATGACTCATTTGACTCCAATTGACCTTGTACTTGAGGAGTTAATGTAGAGAGTTCATAAAGGTTGCCAGAAGAGATACCAAAGTTAGAATTCTGAGCATTTCCTGATTCAGTTATATAACCAAATTCCATAGGAATGGATGCTTCATGTATAGCTTGTTCTATAGCATCCTCTGTAAGATAACTTAATCCATGACCTTCTTCGGTATTGAATACAGATTCTGTCATACCAACTGAGTTAGCTTTAGTAAGCAATCTATTCATTGCTTTACGATAGGGAACGATATAGACAAACTGTTCTCCATACTTAGCTGTATCTAAGTAGATATCATCCTTAAGCTTACTCCAGTTATACTTTCTCTTACAAGAAAGGATCCTATCAGCATCTCCAGTGCCCTCATTGTTCTCTCTACTATCATTGCTGCTAGAGCTGATAACTGAGATATCTGTATCTTCTTCAGTCATATGGTCTGCTGCCAATACAGAATCTTTGATAAGCTTAATAGCCTTCTCTAAGCGAGGAACGTATTTGAGGATAACATCAATCTCTTTATCCAGGTCTCTGATGAAGATATTGTTTCCATAGAGATCCATGATATCAGACAACATGGAAGAGTCTGTAAGCTCTTTCATTGTTGTAAGAGTATGCTCTCCTTTAGCAAATGTTCTTGCATAGAGTGCAGATATATTAGTCTCTCCAGTACGAAGTTTAGTCTTATCTACTAGACCATTGATAACACGATTCATACGTTCTCTAGTATTATCGATATATGCTTTGTCTTTGTTGTCGGTATAGTAGGTACTCTTGTACAGACTGTCTATATTATCTTGAGTTTGCTGTGCCAGTTTCTTATTGAAGGCTACGCTCATCATTAGATCGTCGCCATTAGGTATTGCCACGTAAACCCCTCCTTAATCGACCATTTAGGGACATTATAGGAATGTCTCCCGAGTCAAATAACAGTAGAATCCCCTCTACCCTGTTTCGGGTAGAGGGAATCTTTATGAATTGGTCTAAACTGCTCTAAAAGATTAGATAGTCTTTGAACCGAAATCATCAACTGTCGGAGAGACTGCTGTGATCGCACCAGTACGACCAGGAGCAATGTTCTCGTTCCCGAGAATCTGATAACCGAACTGCATCTCATCGAAGCAAGTAGTCTCGTTGATCCAGTCAAGGAACTTGCAAGCCTTCTCGTTAACGATACGACCAGGAATCGGGAATCCATTCATGGAGATCTGGAGTTCCTGGAAGGAGATTTCGCCACGGGTTACGTTGTAGATCGTACCAGTGTTAGCAGCTGCCGGCTGAACAGATGCAAGGATGTATGCCTTCTCAACATTAAGTGCCGTGTTATCAGTGATAATCAGCAGATAATGGAAGATCTCATACTGATAGCCCTTCTCCGTCATAAGGTTATTACCAGTCGTCGTAGCAGCATCTTTAAAGCGGCTACGGAGAAGACCATTATAACGCTTAACCTGGGTACGAGGATCTTTGATACCGCGGAGGAAGATCTCATGAGTCTTCGTAATGGTCGAACCAGAACGCTCAAAATAGTTGAACGAGAAGTTCGTACCACCCTGCTCACGAACACGGGTGATGATGTTAAGTTCATCAATACCGTTAGTAAGCGGGTTGGTATCCGAGGTAATATCTTCGATACCCTGTGCACCACGGAAGTCATACTCCATGATGTGACGGTAGTTGTCAATCAGGTTCTTATAGTTCTCATTAGTAGAAGCGAGCTTATCAAGGAAGGTCGGAATCTGCAGACTAATGAGGAACGAATAACCCGTCTCGTACAGATCGTACTGGGACAGGTTCGTGAAATCGGTAACACCGCGCATGAGCGTGAACTTAGTGATGTCACGCGGGGTCACGGTGTTATCAAAAATGTAGGAAACGTTTTCGGCTGCCATTATTGATCCACTCTCCCCTCTTACGACTGCAACGCGATGATCTTGAACTTCTCAGTCTGGATGAAGTTCCGGAACTTGACCTTGATGATAGCATACAGAATCTTGTTGCTGTCGTACATAGCGTTCGACACATACTCGATTGTGCAGCTCTGGAAGCGGTTCGCATAACGGTTGATAACCATGTTCTGAACGTCTTCCTTATACTTGGTCAGGTCTTCACCATCAAGGAACGAATAGCGGATCTTCGGGCAGAGAACACGAATAGCTTTAATCATTTCCTGAATAGCAAGAACGTTGTTGATCCAGCAAAGCTGAGTATATTCGATCTGCGAAGTATACTCGCTGTTCAGCGTCAGAATGTTGCCATCATAGTACGAGCAATAGTTTGCACGCAATGTATCAAGCTCTTTACGCTGATCAACAGCAGGAGTATGCTTCGGACTGAAGTTCAGAGTGCCTTCAATAATTGAATCAGTCGGTACGACGACGTCATACTTCTGACCGCAGAAGGGACGGTTACGTCCATTAATGAAGTGACGAACGAACAGTCTAGCGAGATCATACATGATCGTTACGGTAATCTGCTTCTTCGTGTACGGCTCATAGATATCATAGGAGTTGATATACGAACCACAGAAACGAGAACGGGAAATGCCCTTCTCATACTCGAGAACGATATCGTCAATTCCACGAATACCAGTTCCCATATCACGGAAGTAGAAGCAGTCCTCACGGAAGTTTACAAGCTGCTCAATAGCGCGTTTTACAACGTCCGGATAGTCGGCATCGAAGATAGCATCAATGCGGTTGTTATCCAGGTCATAGATGCAGTCATCGAACGAACCATCAAACGCCTTCTTAACCTGAATCGGCCAAGTAGCAGACGTAATAGGACGGTTGCCAAACTTACCATTCGAACCATTAGCAAGCTGAATACCATACAGCGTACCAAGGTTCGGAGAGGAGCTAACCGTTACGTTGTCATAGTTCTTTCCATAGAAGTCCGTACCAAAGAGGCAGTCTGCATATGCATATTCATTATCACTCAGACCCATAAGCATCGAGACATTCTCAGCAAATGCTGCAAACTCTTCATCGAAGAATACTGCACGGAGCTGTTTCGAATGAACACGAATAGCATTCGAGAGACCCATGTTACGATTACGCTCGATAATATCGGGGTTCATCGTGAACGGAATCTGCTCGAGAACCTCACCATCCTCAAGAACCTCGATGAAGTAACGAACGTACTTAACCGGGCTGGATGCAGTGGTATCACGATAGATACGGAAACGCTTCTTGGAGAGACCACGACCATTATCAAGGATCAGGAACAGCGGATACTCACCGTTAGTTCCGATCGGATTGGTGTGCTTGTTTGCTGCAAGGAACGTAGTAGCAAACTGGTTAACATCGTTACCAGAGAGTGCTACAGTCTTGAGAGCAAAGCCGATGTTTACGTGGTTCTCATAAACAATTGCATTATCATCAGGATCGCCATTCGGCAGATACTGAGGAGTGGTTGTGATCTTGTTCGTGACCTGATCAATCCACAGGCCCTTCTTAGTAACAGGATCTACTTTCTGCTTACGGGTATTGGTAACCTTAGCAACGACACCGACGTTAGCAAGCGTAGCATCTTCTGCAACTACTCGCTTAATCGTCAGATAACCACCAGCGTCGATAATGTTGGCAGCCTGAATGATGGCCTGGCCATGACGATAGAACGAAGGAACTTTACCATAATATTTATAGAAGTCTTCGCCGAACACCTTGCCCTTCCACTCTTCAGGTCCCTTATCGGCCGAAGTGACTGTCATAAATATGGGGCGATCAACGCCGTCTTCAAGAGGAGCTTTTAATTCCTCGATCTGACTCTGATCTTCCCAGATAATACTTACTCCAGGAGCTGGCATATCTATATCCTCCTTTAATTATTTTTTAAGCCAGTTTTAATAGCTTGATTTCAGTTCAGAACTATCCTTTATTCTAAGCCCTCTTAGCTTACAGTGCGTTCTGATTTATAATAATGTTACCCATGGCCCTATGAGTAGAGAGGGTCTAGAAGCCCTTTATATGGTGGAAATAGATGTATCGTTTATCAAAAAATAAAGAGTAAGAGCCTAAGCTCTTACCCTGTTTTTATTCATTTGATAACGTACCAGTCTGCCCAACGAGGACTTTCTCAAGAGCACTCTCTTTCGGATGCTCATTCATCATAGCATATAGAATAGACTCGTCAAAGTCTTCTGACAGCAGTGCTGTATATGGGGATATAAGCTTAGATACTCCCTTAAGAGACATAGATTCGTAGTCATGAAGGTTATCGCTCTTACCAAGTCTCCATGGGATATTGGTATTGTCTTTAGCCCTACATACTTCTGATAATACAAACCCAATGACCTGGTTAGTGATACCATAAGAGAATCCATTCAGTTTAGTAGCATTCAATACGTACTCATACAGCTTATCGTATGGAATGGTATTGATGATGAACCCTAGGATAAAGAAGAGGTTGTTCATCTTCTCTACGTTTCCTATGAACTCTACAAGAGAGGTAGACACCATCAGTATATCATCTTTCTGGTATCTGAAGACTCTATAGTCCATTTCTGGAGTATAGTCCTTGAGTTTAATCTGTTTAACCTTCTCTATGGTATATGGTTTGGTAGAGAACATCGTTGGGAGATTGAATGCTCTTAAGGGTTCTGTCTTACCAGTCTTGAGATCTTGAATCGTATAATCAAAGATACCAAGTAGGTTGATATACTCTCCCTCTTGCTCTGCTATATTTCTATCAAAGTACTTCTCTGGTACATATGCCAACAACTCTTTATCTTTAAGAGTGAATACTAAGGAACCATCTTTGTTCTTAGCAGTAAACTCAGAAGCCGATTTATACGCCATGATAGACCTCCCTCTTTTTCTTATGATGATGTCGCCCATGTAAAGATTGTAGTCATTTGTATACTATAGTCATAAGGAGGTATTTGTTATGAGTTTCATCAGAAAGATCCGTAAGAATAAGGTTAAGAACCACTTTACCAGTCTGTTTCCTATAGCAGCATCTGGTATGAAGCATCATCACCATCATCATGGACACTGTGACTGTGCTGAGTGCAACCATGATCACCACCATGAGGAAGAAGAGGAAGTAGTAGAGTTAGATGATGCTAAGAACTCTTCAACTACAGTATAAACCCTTCTCTATATATGAGGAGGTTTTATAAACCTTATGTATGGAGGGAGTAGACTGATGATACAGTCAAAATCACTATGGTCTACCAAGCTGCTATATCGGAAAAATGATATGGTATCATTGGACCTTGTAAGTAGTAGTTTGATAGACCAATCACCACAGTAGGTTAGTTCCTACTGTGGTGCATCCCTTCTTTATTTTTTATCATCAAATAGTACGATAAGAGTATCCATACACTCTTTGGCTTTGCCTATGGGAGATACACCAGCTTTGATGTTTCTCTCTATCATCTTCTTACCAAGATCATTCTTAGCATGTACATCAGCACCATGCTTGGCTAATATAAGAGCAGCCTCATATCCTGCATGCTTGCATGCATGAACAAAAGCCCACCCCTCATTCAGCCTAGGATTTGCTTTGAGTTCATAGATCATATACCTTATAAGATCCGGATTTCCTGTCTTAGCAGCCTCTCCTAAGCCTTCTCCATTACATAGATTACCATACTCTCCATAATGAGGTGCTATATTATACTCCTTCATGAACTCTATGATGCGTTTAAAGGCTTTATAACCTTTAGTATTGGCAGAGATACAAGACATGGCTAGTACATCAAACTCATAAGTTCTTCTCTTCTCATTAGAGTTCCAATTGAGGAAAGTATCTAATACCTTGAGTACAATCATATCGGGTATAGAAGTGATAGGAGCAAATATAGATACTATCTGAAAGTCTATAACCTTGGGGTTAGAGTCTATGATGTAGTTTATAGAGGTTATATCATCTTTCTCAATAAGCATACTCCATAAGTTAGGATTTAGGAGTAGATCCCTATCCTTAACAGCGTACTGTTTCTCTTTTCCTTCTTCATAGATTAGGTCATTCTTACGGATCTTATATTTAGACAGCATATGAGCCCAGAATTGATCATCAGACACTAGTGACTTAGTAGCCATGTAATGCACTCCTAACGTTTGTATGATATATAAGTAATAGTATTATATGATTGCATATCTCTAGAGGAGGAAACGATATGTCAACAGTTCCAAATACAAGCACTATGATGAATATGAGTGATGTAAACTTCGCTAGAGAATGTATAAGACTAGCAGAAGAACGTATAGAACTCTATAAGAAGATAGGCCCTGGTGCTCAGCCTGCTATAGACTTATGTGAAAAGGAAATCAAAGAGAATGAAATGAAACTCGAGTTTGCAAAGCAGATTGGTTTGATTGAGTAATATATAAGAAGTTCGTTATATTTTTTATAAGATGATCCCATGGAGTAATCTCCATGGGATACTCTTTGAGAAAATTATGTTAGAGAATTAGAATTAGAGGATCATCTATATGTCTTACCCCTAGTAATTAAGGATCAGGCTTAAGTACAGGAGGAACCCTCTCAATAGGAGCAGTTCCTACGTTAGTGGTCATATTGCCACTATTCATGTTATTGAATACGATCAGATTATCAGACTCAGGCGGCCATGTAGGAACCTTCCGAGAAGTATGTACGTTGATTCTGTTAAGAGCAGACTGATCTGGGTTAACAGATGGGTGTACTCCCTTAGTGAGAGGAATCGGATTGATCGTAGAAGGTACAATTGTTCCACCAGTGGTCTTACCATTGATAGTAGTACCATTGCTAAGAACACCACCCTTAACAACAGCTCCTACAGTAACCCCACCAGACTTTACACCACCGATTACAGTACCACCAACAACTACGCCACCTGTAGTAACGAGTTTATGATGCTCATCCTTCTTAACAGTTGTACCACCCTCAATGGTGTAAGATTTACCATTGATGATACCAATAGCAGTACCACCATGTGCTTCTCCACCAGTAGTGGTTCCTCCAGTGGTGATATTACCATCAGTAACTCCACCAATGGTAACCATATCATCTCCAGTGATAGTAGCATTGTATACAATGCTGTCATCCAGAGAAGGATCTAAGAATGTACCCTTAGTGGTCTTACCACCACGAATCAGTGTGTTAACAATGATAACATTGGACAGTACTGCACCCTTAATGGTAGCTTTGGTAGTGATATTGGTCTTCTCTTCTACTGTACCATCTACAGCACCAGATCTAACCATGGCAGACAGGATTTTACCACGTTCAATGGTACCACCAATGGTATCTCCATTGATTACCATGATCTCATGATGCTTGTTGTTCTCTCCCTTGGCGAGGCCATCAAGAGTATGACCATCTACTACACCATCTACAATATCACCAGACAGGATATTGCCATTAGCGTCTACTTCTGCATTGGTAACTACAGCGCCTGTAATGTTGCCGATAGTAGTACCATAGAAATGAAGGCTATTAGCAATCGTAGTATCCTCATTCGAATATGGTACGTACTTACTCAATCCTCTGATCTGATCATTCTTGATAACGATTGTCTTGTTACTATACTCTACTGAGCAATCAATCTTGATCTTGTAGAAGTTATACTTGTTATCTGCATCATATACCTTCCACATATCTGCTACTTTACCTACACACTCGACAAGTTGTCCGTTCTCTAAGTAGGTAAAGTTGTAGATATTTCCAACCTCAAGATCCACTACCGTATCAGCAGTCTCATCATTGTATGAGAACTTGATAGACAGACTAATCTTTGCTTTAGCTGTAACACCAGTAAGGATAGTACGAGCAGCAAAAGCAGGACTAATCTGAAGAGGACCGTTAGGATTGTACAGTCCCTGCTGATTACCAGGAATGACAGCAGAACAATGGCTCAAATGATAATATGGGCGATACTGTTCTATATCATACCAAGCCTCTGTATGAGGATTGGGAGGTGGTAATGGTGGTCTATGGTTAAAAGCAATGTTGATGTTGCTTCCGAAGTTCGTCGGATCAATATGAGCACAACATTTCTGCTTCATGCATTATTCCCCCTTTATAGATTTACATAGATGTGGTATGGAGGCAAATTGTAGGAGGTATGCTCAATGCGAGCATACCTCTTTGTTGATTTGGTTCACTTGTTAAATAGTTGCACTGTGGGGAGGTTTATGTAAAAGATAGGATCTTTCAAAACTCCCAATTGTGATAGGTGGATCCCCAGCTTACGTGTTCACTATTTAAGGTAGTGATGGTGTTATAGAGGGTTTCCAAAAAGTAAACGACGTGTGTCTTTTGACCTTCGTGTTTATGGAGGTTCTCAACTAATCCCTTATGCTTGACTTGATCTCCCATATTACCGAAGATTTCATTCTCTCTACCTCGTTAACTTTTATTATCTGTATGTATAGGTTCATCAATGTCTAATTCATCGATAGATGGTTCATTTACTCTATACAGATCATCTTCGGTAGCATTCTTCAGAGCTTCTGAGTAGGTTTCATTCAATCTAGATACAAGATTGATGATTGGTTTTGCATACTCTTCTAGTTCTGGATGCTCTTTTAGTGTATAAGGGGGAAGGATACTGTTACAAGAGATATTCTTGGCAAAGCATACTACAAACCACATAGCTGGATAGTCTATGACTGCTATCTTCTTAGCATATGTAGATAATAGGGCTGTTAAGAGTAAACCACTGTATTTGTTATTAGATCCCTTCTCATCCCCATATGTGACAAGCATGGTATTAATAAGCATAGGAAGAGTGCTGAATGTAGGCATATAGTCTAACTTGAGCACATATGGAATCCTATAGAGATCATCAAACATTCTACCTACCCTTGTATGGTTAGCAATAGTCTTAACCAAGTTGGGTTTGGTATCTAATAGTGCCTCTAGTCGAGTAACCTTGCCTCTTAATCCACTAGCCTCTTCAAAAGAGTCTACCATTCGTTCTACAAAGTTTTCTCTACGGAACATCAAGCCAGGTCTGACCTTATCAGTTACTTCAGCTGATTCTTTGAAGTACTTTATGATCTCAAACCTATCTACGTTGCCGGAAAAGAGAAACTTTCCTATCAGTTCAGATACTTCTCCCTTTATAAGTTCTTTGAAGATACCACTTGAGGATTCTTCAAGTTCGAGTTCTTTCATATAAATTTCTCTCCTTGTAAGATTAACCAGGAGTATTCAGTTGGGCCATAGCTTTATTGTAGTCAATAGCTTTCTGGAGTTCCAATCTGATAGCAACAATCATAGATCCATAGAGGATATCATTGAAGAGCAGAGAGTTGAACCGAGAGAAGAGAGGAATCACTGGTGTAAGAGTGGTTTCAAACACATTAAGGATAGCAGGTTGATCCCCATAAGTATATCTAAAGATCCTATTATCAGGAACGTGCATGCTATTAGCAAGGTTTTTCAGTACAGTAGGAAGGTTAGCAGCAATAGTTGCCAATGCTTCATCATCACTGAATGCCATATTGCTATACACTGTGGAGACATCTTTGTTCTTCTTAAGAGCCTCTAGTCCCATATTGGTGTAGATATCAGTCTTCTCATCCATAAGAAGTTTAGCATAGAATTGGACGATATATTGATTGAGCTTAGCTACAAAGAAGTCATAGTAGTAGAGAGCTACCGTAAACATGTCGATATCATCAGGTTGCGTAAAACGAAGTTCATATCGTTTACAGATGATATCTACTATAGTCTGATATGCTTCTGCTCTAGAAAGGTTGATATTGTCTATATCTGCAGGATATGTCTCATAGAGCTGTTTGAATGCATTCTCAAACGATGAGACCACATTAGGACGCGGGATCGTATCAAAGTTGTTGAACAACTGTTGAAGCGTATCCTCCACGATATCCATAATGTATCCCGAATCAAACTGAGACAAGATCATAGAGATCTGCCCATTGGCCTGGATCTCATAGACCTTGTCATTGGTGAGAAAGTTAAGCATATATTATACACCCCATATCTTCATATATAAAAATTTATAAGTGTGTACTCAAGGGGGTTATAAATAAAAAAAAGAAAGATGGGTAGATAGTCCCATCTTTCTCTTTCTATTATCTCTTAGAACTGGCCAGGACCAGGAGGGAAGATGGGAAAGATATTCCCTTCATCATCCTCAATTACGAATTGACCCATAGGTTGGAATCCCATAGGCTTCTTCTTCTCTTTCGGATCCATTCCCTTGATAGAGAAGTCCTCTCCAGTAATAAGAGCAAATGCCTCATCAGGAAGTGATTTCACATCCTTATTCTGCATCAGACGACGAGACTGCTTGATGACAGACTTCTCAAAGATGCCTCTGACAAATCGTCCATTAGCAAAGTCCTTAGCCCCACGCTCTTTCTGAATCATAGCCTTGAGTTTCTCAAGATACTCATCAGAGAGTTTATACTTATGGTGATCAGCCTGAACCTTGGCAATCTCCAAGAGTTCCTCATCCGAGTAATCGGGGAAGTCAAGATAGAAACCAATACGAGACTTCAACCCTGGATTAGACGCAATGAACTGTCTCATAGGCTCTTTATATCCAGCAAAGATGATAATAGTTTCATCTCGTACATCAGGTTTGTCCATATAGTTGACGAATGTATCAACTGCTTCTTGTCCATAGCTATTGTTACCACCCTCATTGGCAGTAAGAGAGTATGCTTCATCAACAAAGAGTATCCCACCCTTTGCTTTCTCAATAGCATCTCGACAGAGTTTGGACGTCCATCCGACATACTTACCGACAAGATCATCTCTAGCAACCTGATGAAGGTTAGCTGTAGGAAGCAGTCCCTTAGAATGAAGGATTCTTCCAAGCTGTCTAGCAACAGATGTCTTTGCCGTACCTGGATTACCCATGAAGACCATATGCTTAGAGATAGGAACAGGAGGAAGATCTTTCTCCTTTCTGATCTCTACCAACTGAACGAATGACGTGAAGTCCTTGATCTGTTCTTTGATAGTCTTCAGACCAATCATCTTCTCCAATTCAATCTCAGATTGGGTTTCATCTGTATTGGTCTTATCTTCATCATAGTCGAACATTGAGCCAAATTCAGACCTATCAAGGGTCTCTGCCATCATGCTGGAGATAGAAGCTGCCCTATCTTGACGTTCCATCTCTTCTTTGATAGCATCTGCGCCACCCTTTTCATAAGCATCTTTGAGCTTCTTGTTCCGTACAGTATTGAGTTTTCTCTTGAGTTTGGAGAAGTATACCGTGCCTTCAGCATCAGTTCTCCATTTGAAGTCAATAGACTCTCTTACCATAAACTGGAACTCATAGAGAGACTTGAATACTGGATCAGATTGAGGGTGATCAATAACCAAATCCTTGAGATCTTTCTCAAAATCCTTTATACCGAGCTCACTCTTGTTCTCAGTATACTTGTTCTGTTGGAAGAAGTGTTTATCCACATATGCCCTTCCGAGATCCATAAGGATATCATCAGAAAGGATAGTAGGACTAAGCTCTGTGCATGATATGGAGATATTATCTGCCAGATCAAAGAACTGTTCAACTAGATAGTTGTCCTCATATGCGATAGTGTCACTATACGCAATGATGACATTCATACTTCTGCACAGATTGTTGATCATCTTGTTGATATCATTGACGACATCAAGCTTCCCACCTGCTTTGCGGGACTCAATGACTGTATTGACCACATCTCTGATGACAACAGTCTTAGTAGCAAAGTCAAGAGAGTCATCCGTATCACCGATATTGTAATCGGTCATACGACGATCAAAGTCTAGATCGATGTTCCTCTCAGTATCAAGCTGTTTACGTGCCTCAGCGGTAAGATTCTCAGCCTGCTCCTCTTTGGTAGCATTGATATTGACCAAGAAGTGGTTCGGAATATCAATATAGAACACGATTGTACTACCCTTGAGCTCCCTCAGAAGCATACCAAGTTTGATGAAAATGGACTTATCATTCTTACCAAGGAAGAGAGTATCCATTACATCCAATACATAGTAGTTGTTGGATGTAAGCATACCTTTCTTTCTAAGAGTGGGAATGAGTTTAGAAGCAACTGTATGGATAGCAGTTCTATTGGGAACCAGAGCCTTATAGAATCTATTGAAGGGTCGATTAGAGTTATCGACAAACTTCTTCTCAATTCTCCTAAGCTCTTTGTCTATACCCTTCTTAAGAAGAGCCTTGTACTCCAACTCCTGATATCTATATACCAGGTTATCGTCCAGAGTGCCATCTTTACGATAGACATTCCCTCCAGTGATGATAAGGTTGGTAGGAAGTACACAGTCGCACCACAGCTTCATCAGAGCAAGAAATCTTCCATGATACATTGCAGGTACGTCATTGTACTTGTTCTCCATACCCATTACATCATGAGGATCACTATCTGGGATCAGATAGTCATCCTGTTTGTAGCAGTACAGAATGGTTGCAGCTGCCTCACAGAATGTGACTTCATGTATAGAAGCCTTTGTAGTAAATACAGGATTGAGAGTTCTGAATCCCTTGAGCTTTCCTTTGATATCTTTGAGCAGTTTATTCCAATCTACTCCACCACTTCTGATAAGCTGATAGGTTCCGATCACCTCTACAATCAGATTCACAGAATTGAGTTCAATAGTAGTAGGAAGGAATGAGATCATATCCTTCTTATAAGCCTTATCCAGCTCATGCCCGATGAACTTGACAAGATTTCTTCCCTCCTCTTTGGGAAGTATATTGTTATCATATCCAGAACAGTCCAGTTCGATGTTGATGTTTGCCAATAGCATTGTTGTAACAACTCCTTTTCCTTTTATACATGGTGCCTTATGTGTCCATAGTCATAGATATAGTATATAAATACTCGTCACATTAGAAGATCCTCTAGGGAAGATCCCTAGAGGACTATTTGTCTTTTGAGTATAGCTTTATATATGCTTCTGTCTCAGAGATCAAGTTGATATCATAAGATCTGTAATCTAATGGGTCATACCTCACATGCTTATTCATGTAAGAGATGTAATTATATATACTCTTACCATGCTTGATTCTATATATAAGGTTCTTTATACATGCAGGAAGTGCCACATTGATATAGTCAATGAAGATATGGATACCAGATATAGCAGATAGATGAACCAACTTGTCCTCATCGGTCATATCTTTATATACGTCAGCACAGAAGTCTCTGTATACATCTTCAAACCCATTGACCTCTTGCATCCATCTTCTCTTTCTAAGATAGATCAAGAAATTCATGTATTCGTTATCACTATCTCTATTGACACATGGATAGGTTCTTATTATCTCATCTATAGCATTCTCTATATCTTCTTCTGTCTTTACTTCTCCAGTATAGACTTCCCAAGAGATCTTTAACGTATCTTTAAAGATCTTATATCCACCAAGTGTATCTAAGAATGTACTATATATAGCACGCAAGTTAGATATACGAGTGGTTAAACACTTATAGAACACACTATGTGTATCTTCTATCTCTTTGTATATATCTAGAATGGTATAAGCAACGTATAGATCCACTACTTACTCCCCTCCTAACCATAGTTACAATAGCCTCACCCTAGTGTTTTTAGTTTTCTCAGAAAATATTTCCCTACAGCATACTAGCTGTAGGGAATTGTATAGCTATTGTACTGCATCGTCCTCTGTCATAGATGCTGCAGAGCCTAAGATGATACCATTGCTATCCATCATAGCTCCACCCATAGTCATATATACAGAATCCTTATTGAGCTCTGTATAGTCTTTATTGAAGTCCAAGAAGAGAGAGTTAGGAATAAGGTTAGAACTCTGTGGTCCTACGGTATCTCCTATCTCTGATATAGAGAGATCATCTGCTGGTACTCCATACTTTCTAGCATATGCTTCTCTCATAACAGGATTCTGAAGCATGATCTTTAATCTATCATTCTCTTTCTTTCTTTGAGCTGCCATGAACTCATCAAGCATCATTCCTTTTGCTTTATTGAGTTCAGCCATATCGGATTCGAACTTATCATTCTCGTCTTTGGTAGCATATAGAATCTCTTCTGTAATATCACCAAAGTCTTCAGATGTAGCCAAATCTACGATATCATCTACAGCTTCTTCTGTCTTGATACCAAACTTCTCGATACCAAAGGTTTCTCTAAGGTTCTTACCTTCATACCATACATACATAGCCATGAGATAAGAGAAGATTTGGTCATCATGGGTTAGATCAGAGTGTTCTACCTTACCATTTCTCTTAACCTCTAACCCTCTAAGTTCTTGATATATTGTGGGAGAGATGAACTTATCTTTATGGAGTCTCATTCTCTCTTTAAGAATCTCAATAAGTGTATTACGAACGACGTTTGTAGAGTGAGTACCAAATACTCTAGTCTTAGTCTTCTTTACTTTCCTTACACCATTCTCTATAGTCTCTTCTAACTCTCTATCCTTGATTTCATAATAGAGGTTTCTCTTAACTCTTGTCTCTTTAAGCTTTGCTATAACCGATAGACCGTAACCTTTGTCTTTAGATAAGGCGCAACTCTTATCCCTAGGCTAATTCCTATGCACTCCCATTACAGGACGTGAAGAGATCATTTGTCATCCTCATATATCATATGAGGCCAGGATTTTTCTTCTGCCATTTGCTTGCAGTTCTACATTCCCTCGTCAAGGGCTGATCGTTGAACGTATACGCATTTTATGCCAGCCTTATCATCCATCCAGAAAAGTAACCATCTGGTATTGGTCTTTTTCTGAATATATAGTTCCTGATAGAAGAATCATTGCCAAATCCAATAAGACGTATTATATCATTTATTCCATAACATTGTATCGTTTCCATAGAATCTGGATGATATACTTCGTACATTTTCCTATTGTCTGGTCTTGGGACTTTGTTTAATCCATCTCTTATTGCCTGGGCATTATTTTCTGAATAAGTTCCCCATTTAAGATTTGATACATTACAATTTTTTGGATTATTGTCAAGATGTAAAACAATAGGATAGTTATTTGGATTTGGAATAAACATGGTTGCTACCAACCTATGTAACAGAAATCTTTCTCTTACTCCGTTTACCCTAAATTCTGCCATCAAGTAGCCATTACCAGTAGGGTGACCTTTAATAAATCTATTCTAGTAAGAGTTGTATAGATCTCCATTCTCATTTATTTTATATCTTCCATCAAAAATTGGAACTGTTTTCCACATATATAACACCTCTTAACAAATGGTGTTATATGACATAAAAAGGTATTTCGCTGCTAAAATGAGGAAATCCATCAACTTTTTAATCTATCACGCTTATCCTTTCGGATTACGTTGTAGCATGATGGCTCTAACCCTCTGTCAAAGCAATTAACACTGTTGAAACGTAAAGATCACTCTCTACGCTGAGATTGCTGTCGCTACTCCATTACGCTCTATATTGACTATAGCATTCGGCATCATATTGATGACTATATACTCTATGACTCTAGCAAGCTCTATGAGCGAGATAGTATTACATCTCAACTCAGCAAATACTCGAGTAGTTCTAGAGTCTACAAAAGTTAAACACGAAGAGTCTTTAGATACACCACCAGATGGGTCAACACCAATGATAGGTGGATACTTAGGTATCAAGTTACTCTTAAGAGGAATCTCTTCAAAGATCTTCAGCTCATACTTATTAAAGATAAGGAAAGTCTTCTTAGGATTCTTACAGAACTTCTTTACTGTATCAAGATCTTCTTTGGTAAATGGGTTATTCTCAGACTCATCAGACCATTCTAGCAAGTACTCACGTCTGATAAGAGGCCAATCCCATTCGGCACCCTTAGCCTGATCATAGAACCATTCTTCAGAGTATCCAAGTTCTTGGTAAGTAAACTGAAGATGAACAAAGGTTGATAGTCTATTAGAAGTAATAAGATCTATAATCTGTGGATAAGTTAGGTCATACCATCCTTCGTTGAACTTTGTAGCATTGTTGATAACCTTATATGCATACTTACCCTCTTCTGTGGTTAAGAATCCTGGGGTTGTAGTATACAAGATACCATATGGAACATTGTTCTTCTTGGCTATCTCAACAGCCTTACTCATAGCTGGTAGCATGTTACCATATATAATCTTCATATAAGGAACGAATGCATACTCGTCTACCCACAGTAACGGGAAGGTCTGACCACGAAGCAGATTAGCAGCTGCTAACTCATTTCGTGCTTTAGCATAGGTTCTAAGTTTATTATGGTTAACAGCATGCTCCATATAGATTGCCGTATTAGGAACTTTGGTCTTCTTACCATTTACAATAGAGAACACTGCATCGAATCTAAGATATGTAGGCAACAGATCTCGTATAGCTCTTATACGAGACAAGTTCTCTTTAGAATCTTTAAACTCCTTGTTCAATAGAGAGATCTGAGAGTTCTGTGTTCTAAAGTTATATACGTAGGTATAGAAACATGCTGCACCAATGGTCTTACCAGTCTGACGAGGCATCAGTAGTATGGTATTGATATTCATTGTAGCTAAGTACAAGAATGCCATATTACCTCTATTCAGCTGGAATGGGGATGGAGGACCAGATGATGGAACTCGTACTACTTCTCTTAAGTAGTACCAGAAGTTAACCCTACACTCTTGAAGAACTTTCATCTTATATGCTGTATTCAGATTAGGATCATGTGGATCTATTTTTGCTAGATCTGGATCCAATAGAGCAAGCATAAAACGATGGTTCTTAACACCAATAGCCCTCAAGTAGTTACTCATCTCTATGAAAGACTTATTGGTGGTTGATTTATGGTAATAGATGGTAGAGTTAGGAATCTCTACCATTGGTGGGTTAACATTCTGTGGTGTGGATTGAGAATTTAGATTGACTGGCTGCATAGCAGACGGCAATACTATTCCCATACAATATCACATCCTTTGCTGACGACTTTAATTCGATGTCGCCAGCTAGGATTATGAGACAAAGCATAACTCGGTACTCAACTGCATACTATAAACATGAAAGGGTGGTACTTGTATATATGAGAAGAACTAATAAAGAGATCATAGAAGAGATGGAGTCTAAATACAGTAAGTTTGCTGAGTTTGCTGTAAGGACTTTCATACTTTGTAATGGAGTTATCAATCCCACTTTTAGAGCAACTAATATAACCTTTGGACCTAAAGACCCCATACATACAGGAACTGTATTAGGGCAGCAAGTATTCTCTAGGGTAGATATCAACCTATTCAATATCTTCACTCATTGTCTTAGAATGAAAGCAATCAGGGATGATCAAGTAAACGCAGTGATTATGAATACAGTAATACATGAGCTATCCCACTGTGACCAGTATATAGACTATCTTAACCCATCTAAGAAGTATATGATGGCTATAGAGAATATAAACCGAGACTGGGTCATACAGTTTATAGTGAATAATAGAGAAGTATTGAAGAGAGAACTAGTAGAGGTAGACTTTGATACAGCAATAAAGTGTTCTCCTCCTATAGCCCATAAACCAGATTGGACTGAGAGTGTATATAGAAGTGTATTAAGCCCAGGAATGAAGATAGAGATGTGTCTAAATAAGATAGTGAATGATGATCTATCTGGTCTATTTAGATCCTGTAAGAATATAGACTTAGAATACAATACCTCTATAGGACAGAAGTATACTTGTCCTATGACTAGAAATGGTAAATGGCAAGATATCTATCTCATAACAACTACTTTACAGAGAGCAGTAGATGAGTGCAGCAATTACATGTATATGGTGAAGTCATCAGAAAGAGAATCTGATCCAGTAACTGTAGTAATCTCATCTATCATAGATAAACCTAGAATGGTATTGGCATAGAGAACAGAGAAAGAGGATTAACCTCTTTCTCCTTTTCTTTTTTATTGTCTACTGTTACCTTTAGCGTTTTGGAAATCATGAAGGTCTGAGATATGATACTTAATATCCTTGATCATCTCATCGTATATAGTCTGTTCTTCCAATCTACCATCTTTACATTCTATCTTTACAAGAGGCCTTATATCCTTACGAAGAAGGTTGTCTCTATTGCTATTCTTAAGGGATGTATACCAACTATCAATGCTATTGAATAAGCTATTGTATAGCTTGTTTACATACAACACCTTATTTAGATCCACATCATTGGTATCTATAAAGCGTTTAGTCTTGGTATTAGGATCTAACTTCTTATCTTCTAGCTCTTTTACTCTAGCTTCGCAATGAGAAGTCAGAATCTTAGTACCTGGATCTATAATGAATGTGATATCTGGAACAATGTAGGCAGAATGGATAGAATACTTATTACATACAGCCTTACCATCCAATCTCTCGTTAACTAATAGCTTCTTATAGATATAATGGAGAAGTTCATATGGCCAGATAGGATATCCCTTAGATGCAGGAGTATCCAATGGGAGTTCTTCCATATTGATTGTATCAGCCATACACTTCAGAATCTCTGATACTCTCACCTTATACTTGTTATGCATAAGATAGCTACAGTATTCTGTATAGAGTGCCATGTTCAAGCCATTGTTCTCTAAGATACTATAAGCAACTGTAGATAGTGCAGATCTATCCATAAGTACTATATGTCTTCTAGAGTCATTATGGATGATATCTCTAGTGAGATCGTTGAATGCTGCTTTCATATTGAGCAGCATCTTAAACTGCATAGTCATACTCTCATGACTAGTCTTATTTGGAATATCAAGATAGGATCTAATAGCCTTATACTCTGCATGGTTGGCAGATGGAAGAGACAAGAGATGAATCTCTGTATTGATATTGGTCTCTTCTAACCACTTCTTTACCATAGAGATAGACTGAGTCTTACCAGCACCATCTGCACCTTCGAATGCAAATACATTTACTGGTAGATCTGTTGGCGAATAGCTATCTTCTGATCCTCTCTTTACGTATAACATGCATAGACCTCCCTAAGTGATACAAATATCCTTTATAAGATGATCTACACACTTTTAGACAAAGATATGGAGTATAGCCACTGCGCTATACTCCCTTTATGAACTTATGTAGTTAAAATAAGTCCGAGATTCCATTCATGATCTCTCGAGATACAGCAGTCTCAAGATTCAGATGAATCGTATCACCTAGGCGTGTCTTCATGCTAACAGTACGGTTATATGGATCATATTCCATAGACTCATAGAAGATATCAAAAGAGTTCAATACTGAACGAATATTACTAGACTCGCTGAGAATGAAGTTGTTGATCTCATTCTGGGTAAGGGGAACAATGAAGTTATCATTGGTATCTACACTGTTTCCATGCTCAGACAGGAAGTCTACTTCCTTCTGCTTGGAGAACATATTAGATCCCTCATCAATGATATACTTCTTTATGCCATCTGATCCAGCAGACTCTGTGGTTACAAGCTTAGTCATATAAGCCTTAGAATGTGATGGGAAGTATACTCTATCATACGTAACAATCTGCATATTACGTACAGTAGCCCTACCATTCTCATTCAGCAGAGAACCGAGTGCTCTAAGAGAGACAGAGGGTTTCTGTCCATCTTTGAGATCATCATTCAATGAGCGACCAAGGTCATTATTTGTTCCTCTAAAGTGTCCCATAACATAGGGACCATCCATCCAAAGCTTGGTATACCAGATCTGTTCACACTGAGGATCAATCTTCTGCTGACGAGCAAGGGACTTATCTAATGGATGTCCTGCTTCACCCTTAAAGTTGCCAGTAGATACAAGTTCCTGCTGACGGGGATTCATAATAGCAGCAGTAATCTCTTCTACAGGATAATAGCGTCTATTTCTATTGATCTCATCAGCTTCCTGCAGAATGCCCTCTGCAATGACGAAACCATTCTTATTCTCACCAGTGATCTTGAACTCTATATCTGTACGAGTTTCCTCACAGATAATGCATCCAATGAGGTCTCCAAGTCCATTTTTGTTACTCACTTATATACACCCCTCACATAAGCCATTATATTATTGGAATGTAAGACATGTAAAGAACCTAGGGAACTCAATCCCTAGGTTCATGTATGAATTAAGAATGATCTTATTTCTTTTTCTTCTTGGAATCTTTCTTCTCGATAGCCTCAGGAGCCTCTTCCTCATGCTTCTCGTTGACTTCAACATCCTTGCCATCAAGCGGCTCGACGTTCTCTTCAACAACCTTCGGCTGCTCAGCAACTTCCTCGCCCTTGATAACTTCGACTCCATTGTTATTTACTTCAATAACCTCAGGAGCTGCAGCTGTCTTCTTAGCAGCGCTGGTGATAACCTCTACGTTAACAGGCGGCTGACCTTCAACATCTGTCTCAAGAACAGCATCCTGAGTAACAGCAGACGGGCCATTGTCAGAATCAAAGTTTCCGAAATGGAGCGGAACACGAGCACCATTAGCGAGAACCTCAGCAACCTTTGCTTTGTTCTCAAGGCACTTGAGGATAGCATCCGTATCAAGGACAATCTCCTTGCAGATACCAGCGAAAGAGCTATAACCAATAACAAACGGCTGATCGCACGTTACATCAACAATCTTTTTCATTGCCATACTAAATACACCTTCTCCTTTGTAGTCGGATAAAATTTTATTGCAATGTTTTGTTAATCGATCATATCGACCTGATCAACAATGTCTATGGGACTGAGCGGATCCTCTTCTGCTACAATATCAATCATATCAGAATCGGCGAGATCTCCACGAAGAAGCTCTTCTTCAGATTCATCTTCGTCATCGAGATCTTTATCCACAATAGCCATGAGAGGATCTTCCATCAGGTCCTCATCATAGTGTCCATCTACCATATCTTCTGCATTCATTGTTTAGATAACTCCTTTCTCAGGAAATTTCTCTAATGGGTTGTGGGAACAGCATGCCTTGATCTTCAGGGTAGATATCTGCCTCTTCATCATAGCATGCTACTGTATCAATCATGAACCCCTCTTCGTCGAGTCCAAGAGAGAACATGAGTTCATCGTTCTCATCTTTCCTCATATCTTCAAGAAGGTATTCGTCTACTACTTGAGACATTATATATCCTCCTCATCGTGGATTATTAATGTGTCTTCACTTTCGTGTCATATAGCACTTATTCTGCACATCCCATGTATCATCCTTACTCTTATCAGTCATACCATCCAAGAGTATCTTGGTCATGACAAACATGAGCAATGGAATCTCATAGAACAGCTCATGGCTAGGACGATAATCAATATCTCTTACAGAGTCTAATGCTGCTTTAGAGATATGATAGTTTAATCCATCCTTCATATAACCAATGATGATGTTTCTATAGATAGGATTGTTGATATCTTCCTCGTCATATAGCTCTCCATTGACTATACGGTCAAAGAGGTCCATATCTAAGAAGTTGATAGGATGACAGAATGAATAGTTCTGCTTTAGGATAGACAGCTCAAAGTACTCTTCTAGTCTATCTACCAATAAGCTATTCGGATCACAGATTCTTATCGGATATGCTGTGTTCAAACTAAGTTCATGGTCATTCTCTTCAAAGTTGAGGAACAATGTTCTAGCATACTCCACAGAGAATGTACTTGATCTAAATGTAGCTTGAGATAAGTATAGATAAGAATCTGTAGAGCTATACATGATCTTATTCCTAATAAGGAACTCTACAAGATATGGATCATAGACCAAGTAGTCATCATTGTATAGATAGACAAAGGTTTGGATATTCTTCTTGTAGAAGATATCGATATAGAACTGCCTAAGAGTTCCAATAATATCTGCAAGTGTATCCAATGCAGCCTTGTCTTTATCTTCCATTAATGTGACAAAGTTGGTTCCTACATTGCCAGGCATGTATTCAAACACCTTAACTGTTTGACGATTGAGATGTTTAATAGCATCCATATCTGGTCTGTCTAAGATATAATGGATCCTATAGAAGTTTCCACCATTATCAATGGTATCTTTTTGGACCTCTGTTACCCTGAATACCATCTTGGCATCATCACCATATAATGATTTAATGGTGAAGTAATCATCTGCCGATGGGATGATCGTATTAGGAAGTATATAGGCATCTCCCTCGATAGGAGAAGACTCTGGCCCAAATTCTCCAATCTGAAGATCAATATGCATCTTGGTCAATCCATAGATCTGGAAAGACTTGATCTTATTGAATCTTAGTGGAGATTCTTCTCCTAATTGATCATACGCTTGCTCAGTTGCTAGGTCAAAAGTAGTGCGTGTAGTACTAAGGTTCCAATAATCAACAGTTGTAGGTTTCTTATCAGTAAACTTGTAATATGGTACAGCTTTTTGAAACTTTTGTTGATATGCACTAATGATGCTATCAGCTGTATCTCTATATGAGGTATTAGAGAAACCCATACGTTAACCCTCCTAATCTGCCATGTTATTAAGATGTGATGGAGTAGGCTTGGATTAGAAAAAAGAAAGAGGGTCGGTTCCTCTTTCTTATACGCTTCCTAATTCATCATGTATAGCCATTAGCATATTGCTATAATCTATAGTAGTATAAGTTTCTTGCTCTAGTATATAATCATGAGGAATTTCTATATAGCCTTGTTGCTGCTTCAGCATTACAATCTTTTTAGTATCTCCATATAATGCTGGATGATCTATCTTTACAAATCTTCCAAATACTTGTCTATATGCTTCATTGTGTATATTCAGTGCAGCTATAGAGTCATCATTCAATACAGTACCGCAAGTATCACATATGTATTTATGAACCCTCTTATCTCTATTATCACTGTTTCTATTTCCACACATAGGGCATATAGATGAAGTATAAGTAGGAGGTATCCTCATTACATCTATCCCTTTATTCTCTGCCTTTGCTAATATGAAAGCAAATAGTATATCTATCCTCATAACAGATAACCATGAATCATCTATAGGAATTATACTATCATAGCTATCTGCATAGAATATTGGCTGATCTTCTACTGCTAGTATACTGAATGGAGGTATCATATCTATTATCATATTGGACAGTATATGGTATCGTATAAGAAACCAAGTATACTTCTTTTCTGGTATTGTATCTCTTATACTCTTAATTCTATTTTCCCACTTAGCGTACACCTTTCTTCTTGATTTCTTACCATCAAGCTTTTTTAATCCATTCAGTGATCTAAGCAGGTTAAGTGAAGCTGTATATTTAGAATCAAAAAATATCTTAGATTCATTATATATGGATGACGGATTACCCATGTTATAAAACCTACCATATGAATTGTATATAGTAGCAGGAAATCTTGTTCCCCAATCTATTGCAGTGATAAATGCATTCTGCATGGGAGTTATCATATTAAATCCTTTCAAATAGAAGTGATCCCATACTCATTAGAGTATGGGAATAGTTCTCTTTTCTAGTTATATATTATATCTTTGAAGAGGATACCCATACAGACCCTCTTCAATATAAAGAAAGGAGAACTTTTGCTATGATTGAAAAAATCTATGGCGAAAAACTTTCACCATTGGTGGATCTAATGATTCACGAGTATGATGAAAGATATGGATTAAGGTTATTCAGCCATCCAAATCCAAGTAAATACGCCAGTGTCAAAAGATTAGCCGAACAGGCTGCTTATGACATGAACAAGATTATAGAAAGATAAGTCTTTCGATTTCATAGCAATTAAGTTGTTCTAGTGGTTAATAGACCAACCAGACTGTATGGGAGTCTGGTTTATTTTTTGTTCAGTATGATATAAGTTCTACAAGAAAGATCCCATACTCTTATGAGTATGGGACGATTGTTCCTTCTTTTTGGTTATATATTATATCTTTGAAGAGGATACCCATACAGACCCTCTTCAATCTTCAAAAAGGAGGAGAACCTATGATTATTTATCAAGGTAAGGATATCACTCCATTGGTAAATCTAATGGTAGATGAATACAATGATAAATATCCATTGTATGCACTTAATGAACCGAAAGTATGCGATAAATACGAATCGTTTCGTAAAAGTGCAATATTGGCTGCTATGGATATTACAGACATAGAAGCCAGTATCATATCCTAGTCGATAGATACTCAGATCGGAGGATCTCTTCCAAATTCAAACCAGACTGTATGGGAGTCTGGTTTATTTTTTGTCCGATACTCTATAACTTGTATACATATTCAGATATCCTGGAGGGATGAACCCCAAAATCTTTCTCTCCTGGAGATGCATTGATATGGATATATACCTCATGCAGTGGAGATATCATATCTTTTATCTGTGGTAAGATATGCCCAGGGATATCATTATCTATATACAAGTGATACGTAGCATTCACTACTCCAATAGAAGTAGCAAAGTACTTTATAGCACTTAGGTATGCATTGCCACCTATACTTAGATAGATATTGTTTAACCTATCTTGATTACACAAGTGATAGAATACGGATAATATATCGAATGTACCCTCTGCTATCCGTATATTGACATGAGATGCTAGATCTACATTACTAGGTATAACGTAATACCCAGATATAGCGTTGTCCACCAAGTTATATTTTATATACCTACTATCTATGGATTCAGGAAGTTGTACCTTCTTTGGATCAGATATGTTCTTCATGATGATAGATCCATTGGTATTGGTCATGAATCCTAAAAAATAAGTATTAAGGAAGCTCATGATATAATCAGACCGCGTGGCGGTCTGAATGTTGTTATATCTCAATAGATCACTTATATTTAGAATGATCTTATTCTCTTTAAGATCTTGATAATTTAATGCCAATCCTAAGCGATTGTTGATATATCTCAATTTTGCTTCAGAAAGTGCATTATTTTGAGAGGGTAGTATGAAAAACCCATATTGCTTGTTCCTATTTAGCCGATATGCGCCTAAATTAGAGACCCTCTTATTCTCTTTTTCGAGATTTTCCATCAATTCAGTGTCGATGTACTGGGAATGCTTGGAAAACTCCTCTAGGAACGATTGTGATAAAATCCCCCTATGGGTTGTACTCTTAAAACAGTTATACATAGGGGGCTTATCATCAAACCCGAGAGAGATATACATATGCCTTCCATGGTCTGGTCTGCCCTCTCTTTCACATAAAGGGCAGTTTATTGTAACCTCTCTCTTACCACTTGCATCTTTAGCTTCTGGGAACAGTCTATGTAGCTGTTCCCTTAAAGCATCTTGTAGATTTGTGTTCATTTCTTGTCATCTCTTTGAAGTCAAATGATATATCCAACTCACATTGAGCAATCTCTCCATCGATGTTACCTCTACCACCAATAAGGAGCATAGGTCCATTGGATTTGATGGAGATACTATCTGTTACGTCAATATAATCTATTAGTTTCTCCTCATTAGTCATTTTTAAACAGCTTCTTTCCTTACAAACTTCTTGTTATACTTCTTTCTACCCATAAGGATACTTTCTTCTTCGTTCTTATCTCTCCACTTCTTTGCTTTGATCATATCCTTCTGACATTTAGCAAGAGCTTGATCTAACAAAGGCTTAGATATATCTACATTATCCAAGAGTATGATGTTATTGAATCTTGGATAATCAGATTCATCAGGATGATCTGCTAATAGTATAGCCAATACCCTGCCATAATTGTGTCCAAGATTATATGGGTTGAATAAGATGTATCGAACTTGTATATTCTTATCCTCTGTTCTATAGTCTCCATCCCATATGTATTTACCTTCAGCAAATGGATACTTCTTAGAAGTTGCATCCATAAGAGTTTCAGAAAGTTTATTAGAGATATCATTGTCCATTATCTCTGGGTAGTTTGTAAGGATGGTGTGAGTATCTACACAGTTGAGCACGTATATAGAGTAGCCAATAGACGTACTGGTCTTATCATACTCTTCTCCAATGATTTCTTCGATACCATCAATGATACCCATCTTTGCTAGCTTAGATTTCCATAGTCTCATTTTAGTAAACTCCTTTTCAAATAGAAATGATCCCATACTCTAATGAGTATGGGATGAAATAGTCTCTTTTCTTAGTCGTATATTATATACTTGAAAGGATGACCTGTACAGATTCCTTTTAATCTAGGAAAGGAAGACTATTGCTTATGATAAATATAGATTGTCAGAAGCAAGAGGACGATCCTGTTGTAAAGCTCATCATGGAGTATTATAACAGCACATATCCCCTATATGGTTTCAAAGACTCTAATGTATGTGACAGATACGAAGAGTACAGAAATGCAGCAATAATAGCTGCAAAAGATATAGAAACCATATACCTTAGATAACACTATAACCATAAGCAAGAACAACACGTCTATTATTTTGAAAACCAAACTGTACAGGAGCTTGGTTTATTTTTTGTCATCAAATTCTTACTTTGTAACACCATACCTCCCATAGTATATACAAGTCCTTTCAGATATATAGTATATAGATATAGCGGGGTTTGTCTAAGTCGTGTTTACACTATAATATACAAGAAAGGAGAGATAGTATATGGAACTACTGAGTTATGAAGAGCACTATAAGAACAAGACGAAAGACTTTGTAAAGTTGTTTAAGTATCTGTATCTTTGTACACTAGAGTTACAGAAGCGGAATATGGATATAACAGAAGAAGAGATCTCATTTGTTAAATCATTGATTGAAGAGTTACAGGGTATTGCTCAAGATCTTATTAGACTGAGAAAGTATGTAGGAATGGAGAGGAATAGTCTTCTTGAAGACTTCGCGGCATTCATTGATGACTCTCCACAGACTGATATATCTAGCACGTCATGGACTCCGAATAAGTTAGCAGAGTTTCTTAGGTTCTATGAGGTAAGAGATCTTCTTACTACGATATGAATACAAAAAAGACAAGGGATACGGTATATCCGTATCCCTCTTTTGGTCTGTCAGATCAGCATAACAAATCTACATAGCTCTTCTGATACAATGTCTGGTACCACATTGATTATCAACCCATTGTTCTCTTGGTTATAATAGTCAATGGTTTGGAACTCAGACGACAGTATCTGTGCAATCAAAGCGAGAATGACATCTTGTTCTATCTTCACGTTGTTGTACTTATCGTGAATGAGTGGATAGTACTTAGATGCCTCTATCTTCTGCAATTCTTTTTTGTTGATATTCTTACGGGTAACGATTCGGTTAACCTTACCACCAACCATGTAAGGAAGCTGGAACAAGTTATAAGACTCTAAGAGTCTTCTAGCAGCAATGATCAGTATGATATACTGACGTACATTGACAATCTTGGCAGACTGGGGATCATCAAACTCTTTAGCAAACAGATAGGTTACCAATGTTTTCTGCAAGGAGTTTACTACTATCTTTCCTCCACGAGACATCTGCTCATAGTAGAATGCTATCTCATTCTCATCGAATGGTCCGTACTTGATCTCTATTCTTTCCATAGTAGTAGAGCAATTGACCAATGTTTGAATTAGAATAGCTTCGTTAAGTTTAGCAGCATGTGCTTCAAACTTATCACATTCAGAGTTGTTATCATCATCTCGTACAGAGGAAGAGAGTACTACGAAGGAATACTCATATGGTACGTCTGTAACTCTGAACTTGATATCCCTATTTATTGCATTGTAGTTGAAATGAATGATATTCTTGTCATAAGTGTACTTGGGTATGATCTGCATGATAATATTCTCCACAGTCTCAGATGAGTGAGTAGTAGAGTTTCTACCACGGATATTCTGCATATCCCAAAGTACTGCATTGCTAGTAGTATTCTTAGATACGTTCGAGAATGTAGTCTCAAAGATCTTAGAGATGAGATCTATATTATAGATCATCTTAGATGCCTGGAATAACAGGTCGAATGATTTCAATAGTACGTTCTTAATCTCTCCTGCAGGGACTTTCTTCTTGATAATGAAGTGTGCAAGCATAGGAATCATCATGTTCTGCATGACTGATATCTTCAGCATGATCTTAGCATGATAATCCGTATACTCAAGCACGGGAGACTTATTGTTCTTGTAGTTCAGTTCAAGGTTATACTGCTCGATATTCATCTTATCGATCTGATAGTTTAAGTACTGAGACTGGTAAGATGCATTGGGATTGATGAAGTGTTTCCATAGGTCATGGAGGAACATATCAAGAGAATAGCTATCTGTCTCGCAGTCTATCATATACTTGATATGAGCATAGAGACTAAGAAGCTGTAGCTCTTTATCATAGAACCTCTCAAAGTAGTTCATATAATTAGTGCAGTGATCTCTGAAACCAATGGAAAGTTTACCATCCTTCATCTTCGTATCAGAGTTATAACACCGTTTAGCGGTCACGTAGAAGTAGTCTATCATGTTATTTGCTTCATCATCATCTGGCATACCAAATAGACGATGTACAGGTGCTATAATAGCTCCTCTTATATGAGTGAATATTCTCTCTTCTGGAGATTGTGGTGTCCACATATCAATCGGTGGTTGATATGCATCTTGTGGTAAGCTAGTTTGTTTTAAGTTTATCTGACTATTGATGGCCGAGTTATGAAGTGTAACTTGATCCCCCTGTTTGTACAGACCAGTGTTTACAAAGTCTACAACTTGTATCTTCTGACCTGGTTTGTAAAGTGAGCGGTCCAATATGAATCTAGGAGCATAAAAGCGCTGATTCGGATAGGACAAATCAAACTCGTTCTCTACACTCTCTTCATACATGAGTTTTCTCCTCTTCCTCTACTAGTAGTTTCCCTTTACATTTCTATAGTATACCGCTGATAAACGGTTTACTACTTTCTACCAATCTTACGTACTTTAGATACAGTCTTTACGGTGCTTGCTCTAGATATCATAGAGTTTGACCTTTTAACCTTATCTACCATCTTAGACATATGGGTTGCACCATTAGCTTTGAACCTAAGATGACCGGCATCCTCATCTCCGGTTGCTATGGTCATACTACCTTTCTTAGTAGCAGACTGTATCTTCTTCATATCATTGGTTTGAGCGATCTTCTTATTACATGGCATGACCAACTCATTCAGCGCAGAGGACGTGAACTTCTGTGCATCCATCCAGTTGAGCTTGTTCATGAATCCTTTCATTTCAAAGAACAAGTATGCCACATATATAGACTTAACGTAACCAGATGTAGTAGTTGGGTTGGTAACCTGAGGGGTTTTCTTTACAGACTCAGGACTAAGCTTTCCAACTAGTTCTGGTACTACCATCTTATTCTTATTGAACGCATAAGCATATGTGTAAGTAAAGTTGGGATCATTCGAGAAGAATCTTACGTAATACTTGTTTAGGTTTGTAGGTTTGAGGTTTACATCATCTTTGGTATAGAAGTCTAACACTACGTCATATGTTAGATTCTCTATAGTCTCAGATG